TATCTCTCCGTCGCGGTCCTTGAACTTGTTGGTAACGAAGGCCGTCCACCGCAGGGCGCCCGTCTCCTTGTCCCGCGTGATGACGAAGCTGCCGCCGTCACCGAACTCGGCGTAGCCGATACGCTCAGGCGCGGCATCCTTGTCGCCGCTAAGTAGGCGCTTGGCAGCGTCGACCGCCCTGCCGACCAGGCCGCCGGCCTCCTTGCAGTGCTCGGGCGGGTCCTCCGACCGGGTGGCGAACTCATCGACGGCGGACTTGACCTGTGAGAGCTTCTGCTCCAGCGACACGTCTTCCGTGTCCTGTGCCATGATGTTGCGGAAGATTTCGTCGAAGGTCCATTTCTGGCTTTCGATGTTCTGGTCAAAGTTCTGCGCCTCGCGGTACGTGTCAACGTCATCGAAGCTGATCGCCCCGCCGAAGTAGACAGGCTTCTCATACATCGGCGCCGCGTCGCTGCACTTCTCGCCATCCTCCGTGGACTCGTCATCGGGCGCAGGCGTAACGGACTCGTCGGTTGGGTCCATGTATACCTCCTTCGTCTTCACCGCCGAGTTGGCGACCTTCATGGCCGCGCCCTCGCACTTCTCCACAGAGCCGACACCCCCGATCTTGGGGCTGCGGCAGTTCTTGAAGAACGCGTTGAAGACTTTGACAAACTTCCGCCGCGCAGCGATGGGCATCGCCTTGATGCGGGGCGGCAACTTGGGATCGTCGTGGCCAGTGTACGGCATTGCCGGATGCTCTCCGGCCCGCTTCCGCACTCCTGTAGTTTCAGTATAGGGGGTTCGGCGAAACCTTGTCAAGCAGTCCAGACCTCGGCGTGCCGGTGAGGAGTGGCCCTGGGGGTCACAGGAGGAGAAAGCGGGCCCAGCTCCTCCCGACACACCGAGGTCTACACTGCTTTGTCCTGGATCGCTCGGATGAGCCCTCCCTTGTGCGCCTTGAAGGACGCCTCCGCGTCGTCCACAATGGACGCCCAGCCCAGCCGCTTGAAGAGCTTGCGCTGCTTCGGATCCTTCTTCTTGAGGCCCTTGACGTACTTGGCGTATGTCACCTGAGTTCCGGTAATGACAGCGAAAGCGCCCTGATCCACAACGGGGCCGCGGACTGTCCAACTCCGCCCAAGTGTACCTTGGCGTCGGTAGGGTGTTCGCGGCGCGGGATAGTCCGCGGCTCTCCCCTGCGTCGCGCGACCGATGCGCAGCAGCGCCACGCCGATCTTCGACCGCTTCGGCTGGAAGCCTTTACCTTTCGGTGTGATCGCTACGAGCTTCACGGCGCCTGCACCTTACGAGTCAGCGGCTTCTCGTCAACCACCGGCGCCAGCCAGCAGCGGCAATTGGGATGAAGCGGCGGCGAGACGGGATTCTGCCCGAGCGGCCACTGCTGCCCCTGCAACGCTTCGCAGTCCGGGTCCACGACCGCGTCCTTGACGGTCTGCCACTTGACCTGATCGACAGCGCCGGAGTCCTCAAACGCCACGCGGTTGCCCTCTGTATAGAGCCGCGTGACCTCGGTCGCCGCGATGAGCTTGGCGCGCTTCTTGCCGAACAGCGGCTCCAGGTCCTTGACGAGCGTCCTGAGCGGCGTGCCCTCCTCGATGTGGGTCTGCACCGCCGTCCGCATTTGCCTCCGTGTCGTGCCCGAGAGCTGCTCCCACCATTGGTCGGTGTACGTCGCCGACAGATCGAGCACCTGCTGGTTGACCACATCGAAGCCGACGGCGAGACCTAGGTCGGACGCCTGCTGGACGCCCTGCTGGAGGAGCTCTTGCGGCTGGTCGCCTAGCGCACTCATGAACTCCGCCTTCTGCACACCCCAAAACGCCTCGTCGTTGGGCACATCGGAGCGACCCTTGAAGGCAGCCTCCTTGCGGCTCTCGCGCCTCAGACGCTTCTTGATGTTGGTGAAGATACGGCGGAAGGCCTTCTCGACCGCCAGCCTTAGCTTGCGCTCTGCCTTGTTGCGATCAGCCTCGAACGGGCCAGCGCGCTCCTTACTCCCAAGCGCTGCCTCGACGAAGGAAAAAGGGACGCTGGGTGGAGAGACCTCTAGCTCACCCTTCGCACCCTCCTCCGGCTGCTCGCCCTCCTCTTCAGTATGCTCCGACGCATCAGGCATCTCGGGCTTCTCCCCAGACGGGAGCTTGTGCTCGTCTGTCGCGTCCTCTGCGCCGCCCGCCTCGAAGAGTTCCTCGGGCAGGTCGCCGTCGTCCATCGCCAACTGCCTGGCCTCGTCCTCCGACAACTCACCGGACACAATGCGCGCCGCGCGCTCCTGGGCCCGGAGCAGCTTGATCCGCGCCTGCTGCTCATCGGCGTCGGGGTCCTGCTCCTCAAACTGGAACTCGGTGACGCAAGGCAAGATGCGATAGTTCATCGCCTGGACTATCAGCTTCCGGAAGACGGCCGAGCCCTTGCCGCGCGCCTTCTGGTGCAGCATCTCGCTCTGCGCCGAGGTCCCGAGGCCACCGCCGGGCAGCGGCGCGAAGTCCTGGTAGTCGGCGAAGAACGCCATCGCCATCTGCGAGACATAGATCTTGTTGACGACCTCCGCATTGAAGTTGTCGGGAAGCGATGTCAGCTCTACGGTCTTGACATCGATGTTGGCTTTGGGATCTACGCTGCCTACAAGGAGCGGGCCGAGGAACCGTAGGAGGCCCTTCGCATCCGCCTCGCCCTTGACCTGGCTCAGCGCGTCCTGGATCTGAGAATTGGTGATACCGGCAATGAGGTGTATCGACTGCGCGTTGCGTCCGCCCGTCTTCTCCTTCGTGTAGATGGCAATGTTCTTCATGATCTGCGCTGCGAGCAGCAACCGCGAGAGTGCACATACCTGTAGGCCATACGACCGCTCGCGCGGCGTCGGCAGCTCCAATAGTTGCACCACGCTCCACCAGTCGAGCTCGTGAAACTGGCCCTTGATATCTTCGTAGATGACAGGCTTCTCGGGGTCGCCTGTGGGCCAGCATCGCGCCGCGTCGAGCGGGTTGATGCCGAGCAGGGCGCCCTCCGGCGAGTTGCCTTCGCGGACGATCTCGATGAAGGCGCCGTAGTCCTGAGTGTAGAGGTCCACCGAGAGCTTCGAGATGAAGCTGACCCAGCCCCGGCCGCTGTCGGCGTCCTCCAGGATCTGGTGGACGCGAGCCGCTACGCGCGGCGAGCCTTCGATGGTCCACTTGAAGCCAGCGTTACGCGAGGTGACCACACCTAGGGCGGAGGAGAAGAGCGACTCTGTGGGGTAGAAGTCGCGGAGCTGCCGGTCGCGCACCTTGGGCCGCAGCCCCCACGGGCTAATCTCATCGCCTGCCTGCGCCACCATCCACAGCAGTGAGGAGTCGAGTGACGGCGAGGGCGCCTTCCCCGACGACTCGGGAGTCTCAATAACCGACTTCTCGATGGTCTTCGGATCGACCTGCTTCTCGCCGGCGACGGATGCCGCGGCCTTCGGCGTCTGGTCGGGGGACTTCTTCTTTCGGGGCACGGCTGCTCACCCTCCTACAGGCATCATTACCCCATTCAGCATACGGCGGCAGGCTAGTGATGTCAAGCGGTGCGGGAGATAGAAACGCCCCCGGACCGCAGTGGGGGCTTTTCGCGCTCAGCCATCGAAACGACTGGGGCGGTCAGCAACAGGGGGTCCCGCCAGTGGTCACCCCGTTAACCCAGGGTTGCCTTGCGACCACTCCTGGGGTGGCGTGAAGGCGAGCCTCCCCGGTTAGCTAGACCGGATCAACGGCTCAAACCTTCGTGTTCACGATAGCGCACCGCCGCCGCATTGTCAAATGGAAAAGCCGCCGGATTCGAGTTGGCGGCTCTTCGCTCTCAGCCATCGAAACGACTGAGGAGGTCATAAAGTCGGGCGAATAGTATTGCAGCTACTCCATCAGGGGTGTCAAAGCGCACCCCACCGGCGACTGTTACTAGGGTAACATAGTTCCAGGTAGGTGTCAAGCAGAGAGGCCCGGAGCCAGAGGCCTAGATCACGTCCGCCGCCTTGCGTAGCTCTACCAGCCACGGCCAGGCCAGCTCCTGGAGCTCCTGGTAGCACGCATCGACCAGTCGCTTCAACCCGGAGTTGCCCAGGTGCGTCTCCTGGCAGGCGAAGGTGTAGGCCGCTAGGCGGTCGCAGTAGAGGACGATCTGGGCTTCTAGGTCGGTCTCGACCTTGGACGGGAGCAGCGCACGGCACATCAGATTCTGGTAGTGCTTTGCCACAGCCTGTGGCAGCCCCTCGAATATGTGGTGAAGGACGGCGGCTATCTCTGCCTGCCGAGCTGCTGTCGCCAGGTCGCTGTACTGCCGCTTCGCCTTGCCGACGATGTCACCGACCTCCGTCTCCGCCTTGTCATGCATCCGCGCCATCGTCACGGCGTCGAGCTCGTTGGGCTCGGCAATCCCGTAGTGCTTGAGCAGTTGGCAGATCAGCGACGCGGACTCGGCGACGAAGAACTGGTGCTCCGCTATCGACTCGGTCTTCAGCGTCAGCGTGTTGTGCCACCGCATAACTGCCGCCGCGCTGTGGTCGGTCAGGTGCTTGCGTACTGTTGTTGGTCGGCTCATGGTGCGTCCTCCCCGGGCGGTAGCCCCCGCTCCGGCGTCATCAGCTCCCCGTCCCCTGCCTGGAAGATCTCGAACTGGCGCAGCTCGTCGGCCGTCGCTAGGTGGATGCGGTGGTGGTGAGTCAGCCCGTATTTCGGGTGCAGGAGGTAGAACTCCTGCGACGGGAGCGTAGCAGCCGCCGCGTTCCGCTCCAAGACTTGCAGCGACGGGCCAGAGAAGCACCCGTTCTGGATGATACTGCCAGCGATCTCAGACTCCGCCGATTGCGCCTCATGCAGGTGTGCCTTGACCATGTAGTTGATGACGCGCCCCACGATGGAGTTCATGCGGAGTTTGTTGTCAAATGCCCCGGTGTAGGTTCTGCGCAGATCACCGATCCCGTGACCGTGCCGACCATAGAAGAGCCAGCCGTCGATGTCTACCATCACGAACCAGGACCGGCTGATGCAGAGATTGACACGGCCGCCGGTCAGCAGGTGGGCTCCATTCTTCGACCACGACCATTCCCCACCGACGCTAGCGCGGAGGCGGTCCCCGATATGCTCCCAGGCCATCAGCTCCATATTGTCGGGCCCATACCAGTCCTTCCAACCCGTAGCGATGCGCCCGTGGTTGCCGTACACTTTGAAGATTGTCACCGTCTCGAACCGGGCTAAGAGCGACAGGATGATCTCCTCCATGTCCATGACGAAGCCCATGTACTGGAAGAAGGCGGTCTGGTCCATCTGGAATGCTTGTGTGCCGAACATCTTGCCGTGGCCCTCAAGGTCATCCCCGAGAGCGAACATCACCAGATCGTTGACGGTGACGGCAAGCTGGTTCATCTGCGTAAAGCGCAGTAGCGTGTCCCGCCAGCGGGTCAGGCGGCGCCGGGCAATCTCGGTCGAGTATTCGGCCAGGCCGCCGGACACACGTATGTCGATCTCGGATCCGCGGTGAAGGTCGGAGAAGAGCGAGATGGCCTTCTGCACGGTGTCGAAGCCCATCTCCTCCTTCCGCACCGCCGCGATGTGTGTGGGCACCTGTGGCAGTGGCACGTAGTCGTCCAGGAACGCCGTCGACCGTCGGCCCCACTCCGCCTCGTCCCACTGCGCCGGACCGGGCGGAGGCGTCACTTCCTTGGCCTGTGCTACGTCGTCGGGGGATATCTTGCGAAGCTCAGGGTGCTCTGCGATGTAGTGCCCAATTGTGGGCCGAGCCGGGCCACCATACTTAGGCTTGACGATCTCCGCCACCTGCCGCGGATTGAGCCCCTCGGCGAGTAGGCGCTTGACCTCTTCCCAGGCTTCCGGAGGGATGGTGTTCTGCATGAGGGAGGTGTCCTCCTACTGGGTACTGCCGTCTCCGTAGGTGATGCGCTGCCGGATCACTACCAGCCATAGGGCCACCATCAGAACGTCGATTCCGGCTGTCAGCCACATGTTAAGCGTAGCAAAGACGACGCCCATAACGCAAGTCGCCCCCATGTACGGCACCGACGTCATCAGCGGCACCGTGCAGGCGCGCGCCTTCGCTTGATGGTACACCTGCGGCAGGAACGCCACGGCGAACACGATGGACGCCGCGGCGAGGATGGCGTCGGCGTTGGCGCGGATGAGGTCGATCATCACTGCTGCCATCCGGCGGGATGCCCGGGGCGCGGCGTGTGCTCCCAGTGTTCCACGACCTGCCAAGACTCGTCCGTCCACGAATTGGTTGCCCGACGGGTGCGCATCTGAGGACCGCGCTCCTGTTCGTTCAGATACTCGGCGTGCTCGATAGCTTCTTCAGGGTGAGGGCAAATGCCGTCAACCTCGTCGTGCAGCCGGCAGAAAATCTCCCAACAGAAGCCCCGCTGCCGACCGCCGTAGACGTAGCGGATATCCCACACCTGGTTGGCTTGTGCCGTCATCGCAGCGCCCTCCACACCAGGCGCCAGCCCGTGATCCACATGCTCAGCGCGAGCACGGTCGGGACCAGCTCGGTCATCGTTTCGCGGAGCGGCATCGTCTATTCCGCCTTCGGCGTCTCCTCAGCGGTCGGCTCCTCGGCCGGAACATCCTCCGCCGCCGGCGCCTTCTCCGCCTTCGCAGCAGCCCGCGCACGCTGTTGCCCTATCTCGCGTCGATGTTGCCTATTCATCGCGGCACCGGGCGGTGGCGCCTCCATGAGCTTCGCCGCGAGCTCCGCGTCCGGGTGTGCCTTGTTGTGCGCCTCGATCTGCTGGTCGAGGTCATCGATGCGCGCGCCGACGCGGAGAATCTGCTCGTCAATGCGCTCGAACTCCGCCGTCCGCCCCTCCTCGTCCACCGCCTTGTCGTCGGCGGTCAGGTCCCGGTCAATGAACAGGACCTCGGACCGCGCCCGCAAGTCCTCCCGCACCGCGCGCAGCCGTGCGCCGAACGTCACCGGGTTCGTCAGCAGCTTCTCGCGGTACGCCTCAATCGCCTTCGGTGTTGCTTGTCTGGTCATTGGTTAACCTCCAACCTCTCTGCTAGCACTACGCATACGCCGTGGGTCGCCGAGCCAACCTCATCTCCGCTCTCGTTGACCTCCGGTGCCTGATAGTTGTACTGGATACTGACTAATTCTCGCTCAGCACCGCCCTGCGCTCCACGTGCTTGCAGGAAAGCGTTCACGTCCTGCTCGACACGATAGGACTCCCCATCGAATAGGTGGATCGTCACCCTACGCGCGTGTATCATCACTCGCTCTCCTCCTACTCCTCATCGTCCTCAAATGGGGAGCATTGTGGGGCCAGTCCCACCCAACGGAAGACAGCCGAAGCGCACACCGCATCTGTTTCATCAGCGAATGTGTGAAGCTCCCAACCGCGTGAGCGCGCCTCATTCAGCTTAGCCTCAATTTGCTCGGGGCGCGATTCGGAACGAAAACGCCTATAGGCATACGACAGGTTGCTCATGTTATCTCTCCTCCTCGCGCCGCTTGGCGCTGCACTGTGATACCCGCTTCCACTCCCGGCACGTGTCCACCGTCACCTGCTGGACGCGACGCGTAGCGGCCAAGGTCAGATCGACCCATATCCAGACTGCGGTACAAAAGGGTTCTTCACATCTCCTCCGTTGACCTCAGCATAGCATGATTAACACAGGTTGTCAAATGTGGTGCCGCTCCACCAGCGCCTTGATCTGCGCGTACAGCCCCGGCAGGTCGCCGCGCTTGCTCTTGAGGCGCTCGTTGACCTCGGCGCGCTGCCACTCCTGCTCCGACGGGTGCGAGAGCATCGCGTCGATCTCCGATAGGAGCTTGCCCCGCTCCGCGAAGTAATCCCGCACCTGCCACCGAGGCATGTCCACGTGGACGATCAGGAAGCCGTGGTCGCGGAGCATGTCGATCTCGTTCTGGAAGCGCACGTCGGTGAAGACGAGCGGGTCTATCCTCCGTGTGCCAGGCTGCCAATAGATAGCATCAGCCGCCTTCCTCACCCAGTAGTCCGGGTCCTGGCCACGCCGGAACTCGGTGCCCCAGACCTGTAGCACCTGCCGCACCTGGCTCTTGAGCGGCTCCTCGTTGAGCTGCTCGGGGCGGCAGCCGACGCCACGCGCCACCTCCGCCTTGAGCGCTGTGGCGAAGCCCATCTTGCGATAGCCGTAGTGCTCGATGAGCCAGTCGGCTACGCTGTCCTTCCCCGACCGCATCAGGCCGACGAGGCCTAGGTCGGGGCAGTGCCGCTTCGGGCAGTCGTCTCCTTGGTAGTGGGACATGCTAGTTCTCCTCCGTACCCAGAAAGATGGGATCCAGGCTTCGGTGTTCTACCTCAACTTCTACGCCCGTATCGCGCACTCGGCGGGCGACCTCTTCAGCAAGTACAACCGACCGCTGAAAGCCTGACATGCAGCCAAAGGCTACGTCACGCGGCGCGTTGACTGCTACGCTCACGGCCTGCTCCACCAAGTCTTGCGCTACGGTGTGTTGGAGAACGTCGTCCCGCGTTGCCTCCTCCATTCCGCTTTCGTTTACCCGTGGCATCGGCAAGTCGCGGCAATCGAACAGCACCGTGTTCTGGCTGTCTGGGACCTTAGCCATATCATTGAAGCCAAAACTGCTAATCTTCATCGCTCCTCCTACTTGATGTCCAATTCCTTCTTGACCTCGGACCAGGGAGTCACCCGACCCTCCGCCCGAGCCTTCAGGCCTTCCCGCACGCCCGCCATGAACTCGGGATCGTTGCGCACCGCCTCGCGGATGCTCTCCTGCTGCTCAGGGGTCAATTCGTCCATCACCGCTATCGCAGCTATCGCCCGTGCCTCTAGGATACAGGCGTGACAAATGGCCGTGCCTGTACCGCTGGGCTTCAGGATGAATTGGTCCGGCTCCGTCCACTCGTAGCCCGCGAAGTACTCGCCACACAGCGGGCATGGTCGCCAGAAGTAGCCTGTCAGAAATGCGCGGGCTTGGCGTAATAGGGCCGAGACTCTCATGCTCTCCTCCTCCTACTTGTGTTAATCATAGTAGCAGATACAGGCAGCGATTGCAAGCCATGCTCGTCGCCACCGCCAGGTCCACCTTCCGGTGCGGCGCCTTCTTGACGATGCGGATCTGCGAGTCCTCCTTCGCCTGGAGCTTAGCGGCCGCGTTGAGGAAGTGCTCGCGCAGCGACCGGTTGCCGTCGTGCGCCAGCCGGCGGTTGACGATGAGGTCTCGGAGCTCCGAGTCGGCGATCAGGCGGTCCTTCCCCTGATTGAATGGCTCGCACCAGACCACCGCGTCGCGCGTGAGGTTCTGCATCATGGACTCGAGCTGGTAAGGGTCGTAGGCAAGCTGCACGACATTGTAGAGACGACAGGCCTCCCGGATGAACTTCTCCGGCTCCGCGAAGTCGATGTGCCCGCCCTTGGGCGGCTCCCATAGCCGTATGGCTCGGATGGCGACGTCGGCGTGCCGCGAGGGATGCGGATGCCGCGTCACCGCTACGATGCCGAAGCAGTCGTTGGATACGCCAGCGTCAGCGGCGAGCACGACGGGCTCCTTGGTCCCCGCCAGCCCCACCTTCTCAGGCGCGAAGGACGGCAGCTCCTCCAGGCAGGCGTCATAGAGCTGCTCGGGAATGAACGACGATTGCTCGTCGCCGGCCAGCGCGTCGGCCACCGTCTCGGGTGCGAAGTGGGCGATGCCCTGCGTCGTCATCGGCTTCGACACTTCTGCACGCCATGCGGCATCCCGCCCGGGGCGTGCTGTGTACGGCTGGAAGAAGGGGAACATCTCGCCGGAGCCGTCCTCGATCTGCTGCCAGAGCTCCGCGGCGTAGTTATCCTCACCGGCGCCTCGGGTAACGATGTGGCAGGAGCCGCCGGGTGCGATAGTTGAGTGAACCGCCTGCCACGTCTGCTTGGGGAACGGCATCCGCGCCATCTCGTCGACGTGGGCGTGCTGACAGGTCTGGTCGACCGAGACGTTGGCGCCGGCCGGGTAGGACGCGATGATGCGGACGTCGTCAGGCGCAGCCGTCCCCTCAAACGAGAGCTGGTGCATCGTGTCCCCACGTGTCTTGACATCCTGCGTCACCTGTGTGGGCCGTGCCAACAGCGTAGGGCGCAGGAACGCCGGCAGGTGTGTCAGGCCGAAGCGGATATAGGTAAGAACATCCTGTGATGCGCGGTCACCCATAGAGAAGACGTGGACCCGGGCGTTGGCCTGTCGGAACAGCGCTACCCACGCGTCGAAGGCGCATTCAAGCTCAGTAAAGCCGAGCTTACCTGCCTTGAGCGCGTAGAGCCGCGGGTGCTGCGCCATCGCCTCAACGAAGGCGTCCTGTCCTTCCCAGAGTTCGGCCTCGTGCTTCTGGTGGTTGGGGTCGGCGTGGAGGCACGGCAGGAAGGTCTTGACAACGCCAGTCTCACGGTTCTTGAAGTGCCAGTAAGGCAGGAACGCGCGGAAGGACGCCGCAGCATCCTCCTTAGCGTCTAGGAGATCAAGTTCCCGCCGAGCCTGGCGCAGTTGCTCCGCCCGATCAGGGGTAGTGGTCACAGCTTCTCGTCTACCGCCGGCGGATTGTCACCCTCAAGCGCCACATCTTGGAAGAGCGCGTGCGTGTCCTCAGACGACGCGAGCTTGACCGCCTCCTTGCCAGTGTGCAGCTCGAAGAGCACCTGGCGCGTTTGGTGCAGCAGGTCCTTGGCCCAGTCGCCCTCCTCCGCTGAGAGGAAGTTGTTGATGAGCATGATGTCGGCGTGATCCGCTGGGAAGGGAACCACCTCAAGGTCAGGATCCGCCTCCAGCGCGTAGTAGGCAATGTAGAGCCGAGCGCAGAAGTTGACGATCTGCGACTGCTCTAGCGCACATGGCTCCAGGGGACTGATCGCCTCGCGCAGCCCCGCGCAGTGTTGCAGCGTCAGCCGCAGGTGGAGGAATTGCCGGCCGTCGCCGCTCATGAGTGGCAGTCCTCCGCCGGCGCGTAGCCGCCGTAGCCCATCCACGTTGAGAGGTCAGCGGGCGGATGTGCCCCCGGCGGGCGGCGAATCGGCTCCCCGGCCACGCCCGTACAGCCGTCGGCGTGCTCGGCATCGGGACCCAACTCCGCCGCACAGGCTGTGCATATAGGAAACGTTACCTCAGACAGGGACTCGACCTCGTGCCAGAACACGTGCTGCTCCCAATCGTACTGGAGCCCGTTCTCCTCCATCCAGCGTAGGTACAGGTGGTTCCACTCAACGCACATCTTCCGCTTGAGCCGGAGCGGTAGCGCCACCATCGGGAACGGCTTGGTGCGCCAGCCGTTGGGGCGCCTCTCGGTCGGCATGTCCTGGAACAGCTCGCAGAAGCGCCGCAGGTTGGCGCGGTTGCGATGGTCGTGCCCGGGGTTCGGCACGTCCGGCGAGCCCTTCTCCAGCCACCGCGTCAGGTACTGGTACTTCACCCGCGTCGCCTCGATATCGATCTGGTGCTGGAAGCCCTCGACGCGGCGGATGGCCTCCTCGTCGGTCAGCCGCACGCAGAAGAGGCAGTTGTCGCTGACGACGGCCGGCTCCCGCCAGGGGTGAGCCCGGTCCACGGTGATGACGGTGCTCTGCTGGTCATTGCGGTACGGGTGGCCTACGAGCGCGCCGGCGTACCGCTGAGCGATCAGCGTGTGCTCGTCAGCGAGCGTCCGCGGCGGTGTGACTTCTTCGCGTGACATTGTGGAGTCCTAATGTTCTCTCGGCCCAGCATAGTGTCGGCCGAACGTGATCAGCAAATGCAGCAGGTGCAGGTCTAGGTGTGCCTTGTGTGGTGGCCAGAAGTGGATGTGGATGCCGAGTGCCGCCCACCAGCCAACAAAGCGGTCTACTCGCACTCCATATTTGCGACCGATGGCCAGCATACTACGGCCTGCTGCGCCGTTCCGCGTCCTCGCGCTGCGATGGGCAGAGCCGCTCCGGGTTGTAGTACGGGTCGGGGTCAATCGCCGGCTCGGTACGCGTCGGCGTCCTGGTGGGGGTCTGCGTCTTCTGCGGCATGTGGTGCCTCCTTGTCCTATGGGGGCATTATAGCACAGATGGCTAGGACTATGACCTCCAGCTAACGCTGAGCCAGTACCCGAAAATCCTAAGTCCCCACCCAGTCCGCCCCGGAGGCAGGGAGCTCCATTGCCAACACCAGAAAAGCCAGCGCCAGAAACTCCGACAATGCTTAGGTCGGTCGTAGCCGTAATTTGAAAATCGCAATCTAGTCCTCCTCTCGCACCCTCCGCGCCCTACTCCCCAACGCGAAGCCCAGCACGTGCGGTGCCAGCGAGTCGGGCAGGGGGACATTCCAGAACACCCAGAGTGCGAGTCGGCGTAGTGGGTTCATGCGTCCTCCTTTACCCGTTCCTGCTCGTCTCGGCAGCCAGCACATACGACCGGCGCCCCCGGTTCCCACCAGAAGCTCCACCCGCACCAGAGACAGTGTCGGGAGCGCATTATCACGCGCCGGCTCGGCAGTTTCGTCTTGAGCCAGGCTAGCGCCAGCCGCGGGGCGATGAGTAGCAGGTCAACGAGTAGGCGTAGTGCGGTCATTCCGAGTTCTCCCGTCGCATCGCGTCCGTATAGGCCGCGTAGGGAGGGTAGGTCCGCGCCTTAGGACGCGCCGCCTTCCGCGCGCACGCCTCCGACGCGTACAGCGGCTGCATCCACTGGCTCTGCGTCCTCGGGTACCGATACGCGCACTGGCCAGCGCCCACGACGCGGCCGCAGCCACAGCCCAGGTAGCAAGTGATCGCATTGCCCATCAGCACCGCCTCGATCTCGGGCTGCGCCTTCGGTGCAGGGAAACAGCGATAAGATGCCTGCGCGCGGTACCGAGCAGCCCGGTCGCGCGGCGTCTCCACTTCCCCAGCAAGCGCCTCGTCCTGTGCTCTCCGTTCCGTCGCGTCCTCAAATGTCTCCGTCCGCCGCTCCTCCGACTCGCCAGCGAGCGCCTCGTTGGCGTCCTGCACCGCGAGCACATGTGAGCAGCCGTGCCGCGAGTGCTGACTGCGGCGGTTCTTGTAGCAGCATTGCGCGTGGTACCTGTCGGCCAGCGTCTCCAAGGCGGCGCGGAGGCTGAGGGACGTAGCAAAGACATCCGCATGCGCATCCGCAAGCCGCCGAGTCGTATCGCGCGCGTCGGAGAGTTCCGTTCGAGCCTCGTGGTACTTCCGCCGTAGCCATACCACCGCCCTCCGCTCCCCGCCGTAGGCTGTCTGGAGGCGCCGAAGCTCCTTCTCTGCCTGCTCCCGTCGATGTTCCGCGAACTCCAGATCCTGCTTGAGGCGCCGAAGCTCCTGGCGCTTGTCGTCGTTGGCCAGCGTCATTACCGTGGTGCGCTGGCGCTCCTCATCGCGCTCCCGTAGCAGCCGGACTGCATCATCCTCCCACCGCCTTCGCTGCTGCTCCGCAAGCTCTAGCTGCTGCTTCAGCCGCAGACTCTCCGTGCGAGCGTTGACCAAATCCATGCGCACCTGTAGGGGCGTTGGGCACGCCTCCTGCGCCTGCTCGTACGCCCGGTCGTAGGCTGCGTTGTCGAGTGCGGTGATGGCATCATTGATTGCCCAGGTCGCCTTCGCCGCCTCCCCACCGTCATGCGCCTCCCGCGCATTCGTGTACTGGCAAATCGCGTCGTGTAGAGCCCGATTCGCTGATGTGAAGTCTGTCATCTTGCTCTCCTCCTTCGTGCTCAGTGTAGCACGGTTAATCACGTTTGTCAAGCGCCAGCGACTACCTGATCTGCTGGACGTCGGTGCGACCGCGCTCCAGGAACGGCGGCAGCTCCTTAGTCCAGACGATGCACTGGACGTACTCGCAGCACTCACTGTGGTCGCGCTTGCATGGCTTGCGGGCGTCGCGCTTGCGGCGGATGTCGATGGGGGTTCTCATAGTGTTCTCCCATAGCGCGTTAGCGGTGAGAGCTCATCCGCCCGCGCCATCTCGGTACCGCAATCGTGGCAGAGCACGAGCCCGAAGTGTACCCAGAAGTGCGCGTGCGCCTTCCCACATAGCTCCGGCTCCACGTCCTGACGCGTCTCGCTCTTGGTCACTCGCTCGCATGTCTTCTCGTCGCTCATTCTCGTCTCCTCTCCGGGCTGCATGTGGCGCAGCCTATGATGATGTCGCCTACCCGGCCCCGCACCGGGTTCGGTCCGCCCACCGCCAGGCCGCAGTGGCACCGCGGTATAGGTGCCGGCGCTAGTGCTCGGGCTACTGCTGCGCGGACGGCTGCGATGGTGGTCACTGCTTCACTACCTTCGGATAGTGCAGAGCGCAAGCCGACAGCAGGCACGTGTGCCCGTCCATGTCCCCGTGGCGCTTATGGTGCCTCTTCGCAGCCGCGATACTGGTTGCCGGACTCTCCATCACTCAGCCGCCTCCTGCACGTTCACCACAGGCGTCTGCGCCTGCACCATCTCGCGCTCCGCCGCCAGCTCGCCGAGATGCTCGGCGCGGGCCTGTTCGCGTTCGGCGTCGGCGCGCTCGTCAGGCCACCGGTCTTCCCACTTCAGGTTGTACTTCTCACAGGTGCAGACCGCCTGCGGTCTGCTGGAAGTGCAGCGGCTCACTGGTGCTGGCGGCTCGGGGTAATTGTCGTGCCAGAAAATCTCCCTGTCTGGAAGGATATCAATCGTTCTGCGTAGCGTTCTCATCTTCGTCTCCTCCTTCACTTCCTAGTGTAGCATGTTTAATCATGGCTGTCAACTAGCGATCCGCTGCTAGCTCCGAAAGCAGTGCTTGCAGCCGAGGTCATGGGTCGCCGAGCGAACGATCTCGTTCAGCTTGACCTGCTCGCCGCAGTGCTGGCACGGGACGCCGGGGGTCTTCTCGGTCGGGGGCGTGGTCTGCGTTGCGTTAATCATTTGGTCCTCCATAGTATTATCGGCACTACCACCGATACCCTGAAGGGCTAGGAGGGAGTTTCGGGAGGGGGCTCTGTCGGCTCCTCCACCGGCGTGTACTCGGCCGCTGGCTCCTCCGCGGACGGCTCGGGCAGTGCCTCCAGCTCGGCGTCGATCTGGAGTTTGGCCGCCGCACGCTCTTCCCGAGTCAGCTCATCCATCTTCGGAGAGGAGCCGTCGCCCAGCGGGAAGAGGTACACGTTGGCCTGTGGTGGTCCCGGCTCGTCCGGATCCAGGCCTTGCAGCTTCTCGATGCCGTCCTGGTTCTTGCGGACCTCGCCATACAGCGGAGCGCGATCCTTCGGATCCGCCTCCTCGCTACTCTTCAACGCAAGCCCCTGAAGGTGGCGCCGCTTATCGACCGCCCGCTCCCGGGTGTCCGTAGCCCGCAGAGCATCAAGCTCCTTGAGCGCCTGCTCTGTGTCCGTGATGTCATTCTTGACCGTCTGCGGTGCGCAGCCCACAGTGGTAGCGATGGTTGACATCGGCACCCCGCGCATGAAGAGATCCCACACCTTGGCCGCCCTCTGCGACCGTGCTCGGAGCCGAGCGGCTGCGTTCTGCTTCTTCGACGGCTTCCTCTTCGTAGCCACTAGTTAATCTCCACATCACTCGATACGAAGTCGCGGTCGGTGATTATACCTATCGCTGCTATACCTAGCGCGGCTAGGCATCGGCCCTCGGCGCGAGGACCTTTCGGGCTGACACACACTCTGCCAACGAGCACTGCTCCCACCCCTGGCGGCTCGCTTGCGGATGCGTGTAGTGCTGTGTGTGCCCAAGGGACGCCATCAACTCTACACCCGCACGGCAGCCGCTCGTTCTCCTCCTGCCAGTCGTCAGAGTTGCCGTACCAGGCGTCCACTCGCAGGTTCGCCATCTCCACCTCAGCCCTTAGCTCGGCGAGGTGCGTATGGCACTCCTCGTGCTCGGCCTCTTCCAGCGGCGCATAGCCTGGGCACATTCCGTTCGTACACCGCCCGCCTGTCAACACCTGCTCGCACATCATACACGTTGCTATCGTCTCCATCACCTCAGCGCCCTCCTAGGCGTCCGGATGCTGACGCTCGACGTGCGCCTGCACATTGCGAAACGTCCGGCGGCAGAACGCACACGTCCCGTTCTTGGCGCGCTTGCGGAGGTCGGTGTTCCTCCGGCGTAGCGCCGTGCTCTTCCTAGCCAGGTCCATGTTGTCGTCGGCGAGTCGCGTGTTGTCAATGCTCAGGTCCCGGGCATGTGCCTCAGCCCGACGCAGCTTCTCCGCTTGGGCCACTCCTTGATAGGCCTGGGAGTGACCTGCGGGGCAGTAGAAGTCGTCCTTCTTCCGCTCGCGCTCTTGGCGAAACCTCGCCGGCATGGCGAAGACGATTCCACACTCGGAGCACTCCTCAGTCTCCAGTTCTATGTCGGTCGTAACTGTCAATAGTCGTGTCATCGTACCCTCCTACTCGCGTCAGCCTCCATGATCATCCGTCCGACGTACTCGGCGACCTGGGGCACGACGGCGTTGCCGAGTCCTCTAAGTCTGTCCACCCGGGCGGGAACCCCATGAGCCACTCGACCCACGTCGGGTTCAGTTGCCCACCAGCCTTGGTGCTCAGGCCCTCGCTGCTCTGAGAGCCGCTGCCCGAATAGTTGGGGCCCTTCCAATCGCTCTGCTGCGGCGTTGGCCAGCGCTTCACCGCGTCTTGAAGCGTCTCTTGATGCCCCCTCTGATTCGTGCGCCCTCCCCTTGGCCCATGGGGCCCTAAAGCCGTATCTGGCGTGGGCCACATCCCCGTCCGCGCCAAGTCGTGTAGATTGCCGTGCGGGCGTGTGCTCTTGCTGCCGCGCTGCATCCCTATCGCTGTCGGTGTGGGCAATGAGAAAGACCCTCTCGCGGATGTGCGGGGCACCAAGGGCTGCCGCCGGTATGCAGTCCCATTCCGCATCATACCCGCTCTCGGCCAAGTCTCTGAGCACTCCACCGAAGAGCCGTCCAGTTTCAATTGAAAGGAGTCCTGGTACATTTTCAGCCAGGACCCATCGGGGCCTAACTGCGCGTATGACTCGCACAAACTCGGGCCAGAGCCAGCGGTCGTCTTGCATCCCTTTGCGCCGACCCGCATGTGAGACCGGCTGGCAGGGGAATCCTCCGCAGATGATGTCAACTTTCGGCGTAGTGTCATCGAGCGTCCTCACATCCTCGTAGCAGTGTACGTCAGGCCAGTGCTTAGCCAGCACCTTGCGGCAGTAGGAGTCGATCTCGCACTGCCAGACGACCTCCATGCCCGCCCGCTCAAGGCCAAGATCGATCCCGCCGATACCTGAGAAGAGACTACCGACTCGCATGGTGCCCTATAGTATACCCCTGATTAACCCCGCCTGTCAATCGGCGCTCGCCGGCGCCTCCGGGAAGAGGCGCTCGAAGTCGGCGATGGCCTCGCCGCGCAGGCGCTTCCACTCTGCGATGTAGCCACCCGACTCCCACGCCTCCAACGCCTTGACAGCACCGATGTAGCCGCGTAGAGTGGCGATTGCCTCCTCCTTAATCGTGCTGTCGGCCCTCTCCGCACGCTGACACGGCGTACAGTATGCCACTCCCGTACACTCAAGATCGTTCTCCGCCAGCAGTGCTTCGGCTCGTTCAATTGCGGTCATATCTACTCCTCCTCCATCCCCGTAATGATCTCTACCGGAATCCCAGCCTTTCGGGCGATGCCCACCATGTGCTTCGTCCCCTTGCTGTGCGCAAGGTCGGCGTGGAACGCCAGGACGAGATCCGGCTTCGCCGCGAGCATCCGCCGATTGCGGATTGGGCCGGCGCCTGGACCCACATACTCAGAACAGTTCGGTGGGCAGTCCTCGGTGTGTCGCCAATGCGCCGGGTACGGCTCAACTCCGAACCCGCACGCAGCGGCAATCTGTCCCCCAGCAGTATCCGCACCGGGCGCCGCCCCGTGAATCACAACCGCGAACAGCGGCAACTTCAACAGGCGCGCCTGGATAACTCGGGGCAGGTCCCAGCGTCGATCACCGCATACTATCACTCTCATGATCTACTCCTCCCACTCCGGGTCCGTGTCCTCTGATGTCTCCACCGCCACTAGCTCTGCGCCGCCTACTCGCGCCTCGGCGATGCGGCAATACTCAGGGCTGAGGTCGATGCCGACGAAGTCGTGCCCCTCCTCGCGGGCGGCGATCAGCGTCGAGCCGCTACCGCAGAAGGGGTCGAGTACCAAACCGCCTGGTGGCGTGACCAGCCGCACCAGCCAGCGCATCAGGGCGATAGGTTTGACCGTATTATGCGTGTTGCGAATCTCCTTAGCTGACCGTCCAGCGCCAGCACGCGGCGACTTCAGGCCGGCGGTGTCGGGCTTGCGGTTGACCGCCTCTGCGCCTGTGACCGGCTCGAAGTCCTCCAGGCCGCGTTCGCGCTCAGCGCGTGACGCTTTCGCCGCGTAGCGGAACCTTGTTGCGGAGCCCGCTGCCCCAGCTTCCGTACTGCTTCCGATGGTAGCCAATGTGACAACGACGGCATAGCCATCGGAACTCGTGCGGCTTGGAGTAGTCGTCGTGGTGCCGGTCGGCTTTTTCCGCGCCGCACGTTTCGCACGGCTGACCTTCGATGGTACCGTGTCGATACGAAATGACGCGGGCAAGGATTTTGGCTCGGTACTCAGGGTCAGAATGATAGCGTTTTCGCATAGCCGCCTTAACGCGCTCGGCGTTGCGCCTGTAGAAGGTACCTGGCATTCGTTTACGCGCATTTCCCCGCAACTGGCCACGACCACTGCATCGCTTAGAGCAGAAACGACGGCTTCGCTTGACAGGCAAGAAGAGCTGTCCACAGTGTTCGCAAGGTCGGGATTCCATGCCTCCATTATAGCCTTTGCTCGGCAAAGAAGCAACTCGTCCTGAGAGGATCGGGCAGTGAAGAAGAACCGGGAGGCGCCGCCGGAGTCATCATAGTTACGCTCCTGTGACTGAGCGCCGAGTTCACCGAGGAATCCGCTCGCCGAGGCAGCACCCTTCCGACCACTACTAACAGGAGCATGCAGTTTCCCACTCTGCGCGTCCAGCATCCCCGCCGGACAGTCCGGCTGGTGGACGAAGCCGCCGCCTTCGCGGCGTACGGCTCCTGGCTTGGCGGCGAAGTTGGTAGCGCCCGCGTCCTTGTACAGCTTGCTCTGCGTCGGCTCGCCCTTGCGCTCGCGCGCCTTCTCCGGCAACGGCTGGGGGTCGTCGCAGGTACACTCGAAGATCACGTTCGCGGGCCAGCGCCCAACCCATTCACGACCCGCAGGTTCGGCGTAATTGCGTCCAGACATCGCACGATTCTCACTATCATCCCGACCGTGCTGTGTGATCTTTTCCGTCCCAATCCTCGTCGCGTCAATCGCCAAGGCTCCAGTCCCCCACTTGAGGACGTTGACCGCGACCGTCGGCTCCGACAGCGGCTTCCGCGCCAACAGGATGGGCTCGACAGCGGGCTTGAGCGCCGTGCCATATCCCTCCCACTGCTTGGCTTCGTCGGTAGCCGGGGTGGTGAGGTCTGGCGAACTCATAGGACTGGCACCTCGACCCTCTGCCTGACGCCAAGTATTTTCCTCCATGTGACTACGAGGTCTATGGTGCGGATTCACCCCAATCACCTTCCGCTCCGCCCCTGCCGCCTTATCGATAGCCTTGCTCACGTCCAGCGACTTCGGAAATCCTGTACCGTACATCCAGGTCAACATGTCCCGTACCTCGAAGCCCGCGTCCTCGATGGCACACCACATCCGGTGATGCGTGCGGGTGCCGCCGAATGCGATCAGGTGCCCGCCAGGCTTCAGGACGCGCAGGCACGCCTCCCAGGTCTCCTGGCGGAAGGCCACTCCCGTCGCATCCCACTTGGACCCCATGAAGGCGAGCTCGTACGGCGGATCCGTAACGACAACATCAACCGAGTTGTCGTCCAGCCGCGCTAGGCCGTCGAGGACGTCGCCTACGATGATGAGTCCCTGAGTCATCGGTTGCGCTCGCCTTTGCTGTCCCACAGTAGCAGGTGCGTAATCGCGTCCGTCACCGACTCGTGGGCGTACTGGAACTGCGCCTTGGTGTCCTTCGGGATGTGCTTCTCAGCCACGATGGTGAGTGGCTGGAGCACGAGATGTACCAGCTCGTGCAGCAGATTGTGCTCTAGGTCGCCGTCGGGAGCCTTGGCCAGGTAGCTGCGGTTGACCTTGATCGTCGCCCGCTGGTAGGGCAGGCTGAGGTCAACTGACGCAAGTGCGTCTTTAGGAAGGTCGGATGGGCACACTACCTCGACACTGACGGCCCACGTGTTGTATAAATCCAGGCGCCGGAGCCATCGCTCCATGATGCGGCCGATGCGCTTCGCCTGCTGCTTGTCGGTGAGTCGCCTCACGAGCTGTACCCGCACGCAGCGCGCACGCAGTAGCTGCGCCCGTCAGTCATCACTAAGCTCTTGCGTCCGCAACGTGGGCAGTGTGTTATCATGGCTAACGGTCCTCCTCCGCTGCTTCAGCGGAACACTCCTCGGCTACCGCCAGCACGCCAGCCACGCGGTGCTCGAAGACGTTATGGACCTCTGGACCCCGCCTCTCCGAAAACATCCCGCGTGCGGTTACTGAGAACAGCGCCTGCCGAAAGCCATCGCTGTGGTGGAAGAGCGTGAAATCGGGCGTAGGCGGACCATCCCCCTGAGTGTAGACCGAAACGCTGACACCGTACCCTGTGTCTCCCAGTAACCAAATCGGGTGACCGTACATGTCGTTCTTCACAGCCGCCAGCCGCTCGTTCTCCGCCAGGACGCGCAGCCGCTCCTCGTGGCACCGCTCCAGATCGTCCACCAGTGTCTCGTAGGGCAGGTGCTTGCATGGGCAGGGTTCTGGCAGCCGACGGGGCTCGGGACGCAGCCACGCGCCTATCAGAACTAGGATTCCGGCGATTGCGATTACTGCGGTCATGCTACAGCCTCCCCCTCTCCGCCGCATCAAAGCCGGTTCGGTAGCCGCGCGCGTAGCCCTCCTCGTCGCCCAAGCGGGAGCCCTCCGCCTTCCCCTGATCGTATCCCCGAGCGTAGCCGGCCGCGTCGCCTTCCCGCTCGCCCTCTTCCCTGCCCTCCACGATGCCCTCATTGTGGCCTTCGTCCTTGCCGATATCGAAGCCGTCGCTCTTGCCGGCCGAGACGCCACCGTTAAACGCGTCCTCAGTAGCCACCTCCACATACGCGTCCAGCAAGCGCTCGAACTCGTACTGGCGCTGGACCCGCACCGGGGGCAGTAGGCTCGCGGGCCCCCGGAGCCGCTCGACCGCGTCGAGTACGTCTTGTCGTGCGTCTTCTTCAGCTGACATAAAATCCTCCTTCTCGTTGAGCCTCCGACGCCTGCCAGTCCCGCACGTTGGTCGACGCCAGCAGCGCGGTCAGCGCGCCGAGCAGCGCCTCCTGCTCGAAGAACACGTCCGTCGCTAGCTGGTAGAGCACGTCCCACCGGTCGGGGACGGCGTCGAACAGCACGTACCCGGGCTTGCCCTGGCCGCGGATGTAGCCGAGCTCAAGGTGCCCCGACTTGCCGGCCGGCAGTAGCAGCACTGCGGCGTCCGAGGTATCCAGGTGGTGGTGATCGAAGTCAAACACGTGCCTGGCAGCGTAGCCGCGCAGCGCCTCAGCGTAGGAACGGCCACGTACCGTCTCGTAGTCCTGCCAGCAGTCGTCGGCCCGCTCTCCAGCAGCGTACCAATCTGAGAACACATCGAAGCCGAGGTCCTGGATGCGGTTGGCCAGGAGCGGGACTTCGGGGTTCCGCAGTGAGCCGATCAGGTACAGCTTGGCCATCACGCGCAGTGCCTCGGCGTCACCGCGTGGCCACTGCCGGTGACGGGGTACTCCCGGTCATCGAGGTACTCCCGGTCATCGAGGTACTCCTCAGAGGCATTCGCCTCGCAGCAGTCCTGACAGACGAAAGTGTAGCAAACGTGGTCGCCTTTGATCTGGTAGAGATGCGCCGTGGCCAGCTCTGGACAGTCCACAATCTCAACCTTACCTTCAGCATCGGGCTCCGACTCGTGCGCGTGGATATCCTTGTCACACTCACACTTTTGGCCAGCAGATGGGTGCGGAATCTTGTCCGCGATCCACTCCTCCAAGTACTCGCAGTCCGCCTGGTCCTTCTTGCCGATGTAGAATCGGTTGGTCATACTACTGCCTCCTCCGGTACGCAGTCTGGTTCGCAGTCCGCCCCGCAGAGCTTCGGCGACCGCCACAGCGGATCGTTGTACGGCAGGATGCCGCGCTCGCGGTCCACACCCTTGGCGATCAGCTTCGTCTCCCAGCGCTGGTCGCGCAGGTCACCGAGGTCGCGCTCGTGCTCTTTCCACATAGCGTAGGTGGCTGCGCTGCGCGTAGGCGCCGCGACGAGCTCAACGAGGCAGCCCGTCTCGGGCACGTGAAGGTCGGCAGCAATGCGCTCGTAGGTCGTGACCTCGCCTGCGTTGACGAAATAGACGTTCACTTGGCACCTCCCATCCGAAACGACGCCGGCGACGATGGCACCTCGCAACGTATCGTGGGCCCGCCGCAGGCTGGGCACGGTGCTCGCCGAAACCACGCGAGCGTATTCCGTGGGGCAATGTTCAGCATGTCAAAGCGCTCCTTGTGGTGCCGACACCCTGGGTCCTCACATAGAAACTCGTAGATCGGCATCTCGTCCTCCTACTTCAGCGGCAGGATCGCCGACATCCCGCGCTCCTCGTCGTACTCGAACCGGTTGCGTATCGCCGGGCTGCCCACATGTCGCCCAGCGTCGTCGTACTCGTCGGCGCGATCCATCGCCTCGTTGAGGCGTTCAAGCGCCTTGGGCGGGAGGCCTTTGATAGATCGGGTATCTGTCCTCCGCCTAGCGGCATCAAGGCAGTCCATGAACTCCCCAAATCGGATTCCCAGCAGAACTCGCGCCGCCTGCGGAGTCATCGAATCATCCTTCCGCGACTCAAGTAGTACGTCAAGCGCAAGGCGCTCCCGGTCGTCAAGTGTGATTCTGTGCTCGTGGTACCGCATGGGGCTAGTCAGACTCCTCTGCCTCCGCCTCCGCTCCCACGTCGCCGTGTACCCATGCCTTAGCCTCCTCTACTCCCGCCTCTACTTCCTGCGCCACTTCCGCATCCTCCGCCTCCTCCGCCTGCTGAGCCGCGGCTTGCGCCGCCGCTAGAGCACAGCCGAAGTGAATCGGCGCTGTCTTTAGCGCACCCGGCGCCACCGCACCGATGAAGTGGACGATGAGCTGGCCGGGTGTGAACTCCTCCTGGCAGCCGGGGCACTTCGGGATCGCCTTCGGCGGCCGGATGCCGGGCGGGAGAATGAGGCTGTCACTGGGTGGCTGGACCATGGTCTCCTCCTTCGTGTAGGTGCGCGTCGATGGACTCTGCGGTGTCCGCCGAGTCCGCGTCGGTCCAGAGGAACGGCGGCGGGAGAGGCTGCTGCGCAACCACCTCCATGAAGATCGGCATCAGCAGCGCCTCCAGATCGGGCACCACCTGTATCAAGAAATCCCCCAACCTCGCGGCCGCATCCGCGTCCGTGGTGCAGAGCGCCCTGAAGAATTGAACGGCGTGCTCACGGCTAGGGGCGCTAATGACCATGACCGCGAGGCGCAGCAGCAGGTTCGGGTTGGTCACGGCGTCTCCTCGTCCTGGCCCTTCGGATCGGACACGTAGAAGCGCCTCGGTGCCGGCGGTAGCGACTTGTGCTCCGGCCACCGTGCCCAGCGGCAGAACAGTGTGTGCCAGGCGAACTTCAGTGCCGCCCACCGATTCGACTTCTGAAGTCCCGAAGAGTACCGACAGGTGCCTTGCAGGCAGCCTCGGCTGTAGGTGACGGTGCATCCGTTGGTCATGCTCCTCCTCCACTTCGCGGGCGCAGCAGCAGCCCGCCGAGCGACACGTGCAGCTTGTCCTCGGTGCTCAGGCCGCGCGTCGTCTTCTTGGCCGGGCGGTACCACTCCCACTTGACAGTGCTGGCACCTACCGGCTTCGGCTCGTACCAGCCCGAGTGCGCTATGCCGTCGCAGCTACCAGCGCGGCAGTCGGTCAGCATCGGCGTCGTGCCCTCGTCCACGTCCACGGTCACCATGACGGTGCCGCAGACGTCGCACGTGTAGAAGTTCTCGCGGCCGACGTTAGACACGGGGCTTCTCCTTGGAGCATCGGGCGTACGCCCAGCATGTACACTCCCAGAGCCGCACGCAGTCGGCGTGCCGACCTTCGGCGCAGGCGTCGCACCAGAGCGAGCTGATCGGTGACGCTGGGGGTCCGACGGTAATCATGACTACCCGGCTCGCGCCGAGACTCCTTCCTCCGACACCGCCTTGACGCCGGGGATGGCAAGGCCTCCCTTTATCGTCCGCGCCAATGCGTTCAACTCGGCCATGTTGGGCTGGATCAATGTGAGCGATTGCTGCTGCTTCACACACGCAAGTGCCAACGCCGCGAGATCCGTCACCTCAGCGTGCCAGGTCGTACGGACGTGGACGGCTCCAGTCGGCGCCTCTGCTGCTGCTACGGTAGGTGCCTGGACATCTGCGGCCCGTTCCTCGGTCGCCTCGGCGCGGTTGTCCCTGCCGGCACCGCGCTGCTTCTCCGCAAGGGTTGCTAGGCGCAGCCGCTCACGGTCCGCCTCCGCGTCGAGCTGCGCCTGCGCCTCAGCCTGTAGGTGCCGCTGCTCCTGGGTGTAGGTGAGCACCGCCGCCTTGATGGTCTGCTCGGCGGTCGCTAGCCGGTCTACGGCGGGCTGGAATAGCGCCATGACTTGCTTCTTAGCTTCGTCCATCGGTCGGGTGATCGACAGGCGCGAATCTGTCAGTATCTTCTGCCGAGCCTTGACAGTCGCGAGCAGATCGGTGCTGGCCTCCAACTCCTTAGGAGTCTTGATCGTTAGGCGCTCCACCGTGGAAGCGAACCTAATGCTCGTCGCCTCCTCACGCTCGACAGCCTGCGTCGCCAAGACGACCGCTTCGTTCTGTAGTACTTCCGGTAACTGCTTCGCTAGTGTCATCGTGAATCTCCTCCTCTACTGTACGTTCTCCGCTTCGTGCAGGCGATCCTGCATGTCCTGGATCTGACCGCGCCATGACTTCCGGCGCAGACACCACGTCTGTGAAGGCAGCGTCCGGGGGAACACTCGCGTCGCCCCACAGCGCTTGCAGGTAGCCGGCGCGTCCGGGCCCAGGTGCTGCGCCGGCACCTTCCACCAGTGAGTGCAGTTTCGCTTGCTCATTATCGGTACGAGCTCCGTCTCGGTCGGGCGTAGCCGAGCTCTTCCCGCGACGCAGGCTTGACTTCGCTACCGTGCAGCATGTCAACGGCGTGGCCGCACTGAAGGCAGGTCAGGTACTCACCGTGGAAGTCGCGCTCGGGCATCATCGCGCCGCGGCAGCGCGGGCACTGCTTACCGACCTGTTGGGGCATAGTACTCCTCCTCCACTAGCATCGGCACGACGCCAAGAATCTGAAGGGTGGGGGCCAGTTGCGGGATCGTCACCGCTGTCCAATTATGCTGTGGCCGCAATGGAAGGGGGAGGAAAACTAACGAGGAGCTCGTCGCGCCCCCCGGCCACTTCTCCCCTGACACCTCTGTCACTACTGGCCCTACGATGGTGGTCACTGCTGCGATCCTCCTTGTACCTGATGTGCCGCCGGGTGAAGGCTAACGCGGTCGCCGGTCTCTAGGCCGGCCTCGACTGCTTCGGGATTGATGCCGCCCAGTGGCGGCGCTGACTGCGGCTTGCCATATCGGTCCTTGACATACTTGGCGTTCTCGTCATCGTAGCGCACGACCAGTGCGCGCAGCTTCACATCCTTCGCCGCCTGCGCCGCGACCAGCGCCTCTAACCGCTCGTGAATGCGCATCACGATACCGATCCGGCACGACCGAATCCAGGTCTTCTCGTAGCGCGCCACCCGCCCCTCCTCGTGGCATGCCTCAAGCGCCAGCCGCGATACCTGGCCGACGATCCAGGCATTCAGTTCCCGGACAGTGGCGACGTTGTCGGCCCGACCGATGAAGATCAGCGTCCCGTGGAAGCAGAGTACCTGGACGAAGAAGTGGCGACCGATCACCGCCGCCAATGCGCCCTGCCAACTCTGCCGTGTATTGCGCAGAAGGGCGCCATTAGCGCCTATCCCCAGATCGCATTCCTCCACGACCTGGCCGGCCTCCTCCGTGATCGTCTCGACCTCCGCCATCGACAGGTTGTGCTTGACCAAGAGCCGATGCGCCATCTCTAGCGCCGTCGCGGCCTCAGCCTCTGTCGCGCCGCGCTCGGGCACCTTCTCCAGCATCGCCTGGACCTTCTCGATGATGCTGTCGCGGTCGGTCATGCTACGTCCCCTGCCTCGTTCTCGGCGTCTAGCGCCGGCGTCTTGCCGCCGTGCAGAACCTTGGTGCGGTATGCGTCGGCGGCGTCAACGCAGCGGGTGGAGCAATACTTGACAGTGTCGTCTCGGCGGGCACCGCGCGCCCGAAACTGCTGCTCTTCTCCGAGGCACCAGTAGCACAGCCCCCTGAAGGCTTCGTAGTGGTGACAGGCGGCGAAGGTCTGCACTACGTCACGGTACCACGCAAGCAGCGTGCCGCGATCCGCCGTGGCGTCGGGTGCGTCCTGTAGAGTAGGGTTGGTCATGACTTCGTCGTGAAACCGTGCTTGAAGAAGCCTCCATGCGTAGCGGCAATGGCCAGACCCAGAGGACCAATCGCTGCCATGAATCCCGCGATAGCTCTATCGCTGCCCCTTGTGGACTCGGCGATACGGGGGTACTCTTTCTGAAAGTACGCGAATGTCGCTTTGTACGCCAACAGGCTACATACCGCATACACGATGGCTGCTCCGATAAGAATCAGTGGGATCATTGTACTCTCCTCCTCCCCCGCAGCATAGCACGTTTAATCATGCTTGTCAAGCGCGCTATGCTGCGGCGGTAGTGCTAGTCGGCCTGCTTGCTGTAGTAGGCGCGGTGGCGCAGCGTCCGCAGTTCCACCAGCCCCACCGGCCAGATAAGCACTTCCAGGTCGCCGTCCTCTAGGTCTCCCACACGGGCGTGGAGATTGTTAGCGGAGGCGCGGACCAGGGCCTGCAAGCCGTCCAGGCGGGACTTCAGTTCGTCGTACTCAGGTGTTGACATGTCATCTTCTCCTTGCTGCTGAATGTCGAACGCGTCGGCGTGGAATAGGTTGAGGTCGCAGGTCTCGTTGCCGATCCGCGTCGTCCCCTGGAATTGCCAGCCGCGGGCTTCGCGCCAGGCGCCGACCTCAAAGCCGCCGAATGGGTCGGCTTCGTCACGCGGCCACCAGACGGTGTTGCCGCCGAGGCGCTCCGGTGACAGCGGGTAGCGTGCCAGCCACAGCGGGTGGTCGGCGTACCACAGGAGTTGGCTCCGCTGAGTGGCGCTCTGGATATTCCGCCACGAACCGGGCGACGCGTAAATCCACGACGGCCGGCCGAGCCACTGGTCCGCGGCCTCGACGTATTGCTGTGTGACGCCGGCACCCTGCTCCACGTCGTGGGCGTAGAACGCGAGCTCGGACTTGTAGCCAGACTGCTCGATCCAGCGGAAGGCATCCACGTACTCGTCTGGGGGCCACACGTAGGCAGCGACGCTCATGCCGGCGCGGAGTGCGCCTTCGACGTGCTGTGCGAAGTGCTCGTTGCGGCGTCCCGGGACGTAGCCGCCACCCCACGCCTGAATCACGGCGGCCTTGACGCCGAGCCTGTCGCGCAGGTCTCGCCACCACGAGTGCGGGATCGTCGTGGTGAACTCGCTGACGTCTACTACTCGAATGAGATCAGCCATTGGACGGCTCTCCCATTAGCTTGTCCAGCGCCGTCCGCTGTTGTGGCGCCGGCACTGAGACGCCGCGCTCCCAGCGCGAGACGGTCATGATCGACACGCCGAGCAATATGCCGAAGGCCGTCTGCGACGCGCGCCGACGCTTGCGCAGGCGCTTGATCGCCGTCGAGGTCCAGGTCTTCTGTCGCTTGGTCATGGGGTACCTCCTAGTTCCTTACGTTTCCCACTCGGGTCCCGATGGTTCCTCTTCTGGCTCAGGTCCCGGTGGCCCAAAGTCTGCCACCAGTGCGCTTCGTATGCGCTCAATAGGTACGACACAGCCGAACGTGTACCAGGAGCGCTCGGCTCTAACTGTCGGTTGGGACAGGCGCATCTCTACGAAGTGCCCATCGATCAGGCTGCGGGCTTTCGCCACATCGAGCACGTAGCAGCGGGTCGGCATGTAATAGAAAATTAGGTCCAGTCGCTCCTCGGTGCCCCAACTGGGAGTCTCAATTCCCTCATGCCGCGTCTCCCAGAAGATCGCCGGGTAAGTCTTCTTCACCGCCTTCGTATCAATGCGAACGACACGCCCGAACTCTGGAAGAAACGCCTCGTGATCCCACGGGAGGTGATGGTCGCTGATGTTTCGCACATCGCGCGCACCGCGCCAGCCGCTCTGAAGAATGCCGACGGTCAGCTTCTCAGCCCCGCTACTTCCTTTCACGTCCCCGTCCCAGTCAAAGCTCATCGCCCCACCCCTCCCATCCTTCGCGCCGTGTTCGCGCAAACAGTTCCACATACGGGCCGTGACTGGCCTCCTCAACTAGCTTGTAGAACTTCTCGGGCTTCGCACTGTGCTTGGTACGATCTGCCTCAAACCAGTTGCGGATGTTGGCCTTCCGCAACGGCAGGTTGCCCCGTGTACAGAAGGCAACATGCTCGGTCGCACCTCGGAAGTAGTGGCCAGTGCCCATCTGTGGCTTCACCCAGGTCAGCATGGTCTTGTAGTCAAAGCCCCAGGCTTCGATGATGTCCCAGATGATGGGCATGTGTGGGTTCGTCACCCACAGGTAGAGGTGTGCCTCCTCGCCGGCCATGTCCTTGACGGGCAGCGCTGTGATGTCCGCCAGTGACATGACGGCGTAGTGAGTAGCAGCGGCACCACGCACGGAATGGTCACCGTAATCCCAGGGCGGATCAATGACGATGGTTCGGAAGGTGCCCGTCGGCGGTGGGCCGGGATCAGACTCACGGCGTTCGGTACGCTTGGCTTCACGCTTTGCGGTAGAGACCGTCTTTGCACCAGAACGTACCGCTTCCTTCATGGGCTCGGACAGGTGGGCAGCTTCAACATGGCGTCTTGCCGTCCGCTCCTCCACACCCAGTTCGGATGCTAAAACGGACACTGTGTCCGTTTTCTCCGATTGCCTCCCTTGGGTTCCGAGCCGCACACCTCGCGCCTCTGCATAGCGAATGAACATCTCGCCCCATGTCACGGCATCCAGATGTCGCCGCTTGAGGTTCAGGGCGATCACATGCGCCATCCGCGCGTCGTCATCTGTGAACTCTCGCTGTACCGTCGGCGCCTCGATCCCCAGCTCGCCGGCGATCTTCAGCCGGTGGTGGCCATCAAGCATCTGCCCATCCTGATCGATCTCCACGGGGACAAGGACGCCGCGCTCAGCGATGTCCGCCTTCAGCGCATCGTACTCGTCAGGCCGCAACGCGGGGAAGAGCTGGAACTTCGTGCCTGTCTTCTTCACCTTTGCCATGTTGTCTTGTCCTTTCTGCTCCTGAATCCTCACTCTGTCGCCGCCTCCAACGCCGCCAGCTTCTCCTCTAGTTCGGCGATCATGGGCGACGTACAGCGCAGGTGGATGCGGTTCTGGGGGGAACGGACTTCGGGCGGAGCGATAAAGGGCTCGTCGCCTATGGGCTCGCCGCACCAAGGGCAGGTCGGCTCGTCGCCTACTGTGTTCTCGGGCTGGTCATTTTGTTCAGGCATGGCACTTTCTCCTTCTATCACAACACTCACACCCTGTCTCACACGTTTTCAGATACGAAAGGGACGGATGTGAGGGATGTGACGGCGTTTGGGGCTACACATGTATGTATAGAGATTCTGATCCCCCAAATATTTCTGACGCGTCTGAACGAACACTCCAATTCTCTCCTATATATATATATATTTTTCTCTACTCACACCACTCACAACACTCACCCTAGCTACGATCTAGCTGTGAGTCTAGTGATTCTTGTGAGTCGTTTTCTTGAGTGAGGGTGTCCAGCGGGACAAGGACGCCGCTGAGTTGTGAGGTCTTATCCCCCACCCTTACCCGCTTTCGTTCGACGCGTTCTCCACCAAACTCGTCCACCGCCTCCTTCAACACCGCCGCCCAGGAGAAGCCAACGCGGCTGCCGCGCCGGACCTGGACGCCTTCGTACCAGCCGTAGGTGCTCTCCCGGGTGAGCAGCGCGAACACGACGCCGTGCTTCTCTTCCCAGTACCCTACCGTCTCAGCAGCCGGTGCACTGTCCGGGTGGGCGGAGTGTGACGCGTCGACACCTACCGCCGGCATGAGGCGGATCTTGCGCGCCGCCAGGCCTTCGGAGAGCGCCGTCGCCATCTTCCGGTACGGCGACGAGCTGGCGATGTCCTTGGCCTGTTCCTCGGCTCCGGCGACCAGCGCCTTCGTGGCCTCCCTGATCCAGTCCATGACTTCCTGCCCGGCCTCCTTGCCGAAGGTGGCGCGGACGAACCGCACGACGACCTCGCCGGCAGCTAGCAGCGAGGCGTAGGAGCTGAGAATACGCAAGTGTATGCCATCGCCCTGGCCTGTGGCCTTTACTAGCTTGAGGCGCCACCGCTCGCAGGTGTCGTCCAACGCATTCTCTCCCAGTAGCTTGCCGTGCTTAGCCAGCCACAGTAGGTACGCACCGCCGAAGAGCTGGAGCTCCTGCCGCTGTACCAGCGCCTGGGTGGCGCTCAGCCGCTCAAGATCAATGTCGCCACCCTGTAGCGGGACGATGATGGTACGCGCCTCTACGGACGCCTCGCCCTCCCACTTGTCCTCGCCGGTGCTCAGCATCAGCCCACGTGCGATCTGTGTGACGCGCGCCGTACCGTCCGGGTTGCCGCGGCCACGGCCTGTACGGTCGGCGTAGTTCTGAATGAACGCGGTGAACTCGGTCGGCTTGACGACGCTGCGCTTGTAGTCGTCTACCAGCACCGTCAGGTCCTTGGCGGTGTGAAGGAACGAGGTGAGGAACGTCGTCGTCGAGGTCCACGGTGTGGGCGCGTTGTTCTTGAACTTCCCGAAGAGCGAGAGCGCTGCGAGGCAGAAGCTCGTCTTGAGAATGCCGGTCTTGCCCATGACGTGTACCAGCGGCGGCACGGCCCCGATACCGCTCGACGCCAGGGGGCCGGCAAGCACCTGTAGGACAACAGGGACGGACACGCGGGGGGGTGCCACGCCGATCAGGGTGCGGAACGCCTGCCACGCCGCTGCCCGCTCCTCGGGAGTCGTCGGTGGCCGTACCCCCTGTCCGTAGAGCATGAGCTCGGAGCGGATCACAATGGCGCCGGTGGGCAGCCGGTCTGGGTCGATCCGCCGCAACTCGTCCACTCCCTGCGCCGAGATACCGCCGTCGGCACCGGGGAGCACGTAGACGGTGTGGTCGTCCATCCAGCCGGTGACCGCGAACGCCTTGCGCCGCTCGGGATCGCTCAGCGCCTGCATCGCCTCGCGCACCTCGGGCGCATGCCGCGCGCAGACAATGAAGTCGCTTGGCAGGAGACTGCCGGCCAGCGCCGCCTCTAGCCGTCCCTTCTTGCGCGTGCGGTCGTCAACGCGCAGCACCAGCTCGTGGACGCTGCCCGGGCGGGTGAAGCGCACGCGCCAGACGCGCTCGCCCTCGTCGGTGGTGCCGCCGGCGTCGAGCTCAATGTCCTCGATGATCTCGGGGAGGAAGTTGCAGATTTCCTGCGCATCCTCACCGTCCTTGCGGTGAATCCGCTTGTAGACTTTGCCGTCCGACTCGTCCCAGAAGTAATTGTCGGCGCTGTACTTCGGTCCGCCCGTAGTCACCGCCGGAATGCCCGTCTCAGTGACGCCGATCTCATCGAACGCCTTCCAGGCGATCTCCCAGCACCGGAAGTCCATGTCGGAGCGCCCCTCGTCGTATTTGCCATACCATCCGATGACGGCCATCTTGACGATGCCTGCGCACTCCTCTACTGTGAGTGGCTGGCCCATCTCCTTCGCAGCGTCGCGTGCGGCGAAGCCGACGCCCATCAGACGCTTGGAGCGGTCCGGGTCGGACTTGCCGGCGGGCTTCGTGTGGTGACCGGCTAGCTGCTGCCGTAAGCGCTGCATGAGCGAGTGCTTGACGATCCGCTCGGGAATGTCGATAGCTGCAAGTGGCAGCTGGCGGTACTTGTCCGGCGTCGAGGTGGCCGCACCACCCCCACCGTCGCCTACAGCGGTCCCCACGTCGGCCAGGAGGCCCTCTATGTAGCTTCGGGGGTCGTCTGTGGCGTGGAAGCGCGTAACGTCCACTCTAGCGGGCTGTCCTACCCACTGGTAGCGCCTACCGGTTATCGCCAGCGATGGCGGGACGACGACGTAGGCACCGTCACCGCGTACCTCGCCGATCTTCTCACCTGTCGCAGCGCGGAGGTGGAACGTCTTAGTCGGGCCCGTCGTGCGGAACCAGATGTGCGCCCCGAGGCGCCCGCTGGACGCGATGGCAGTTTGGTCGGGTATGCCGTACTCGGGGTCGAGGAAGCGTGCGGCGATCTCCAAGTGGTCAACGTCGAACACCATGACGCCACTAGCGGCCGCGCCGAGAGCCACACCGATGTTGATATCGTCAGGCCAGCCGGAGATCACCTCCGCGTCCGTCGTCGCGTCCAGCACACCGTGCGGGCACAGATCCGCCCGCGGATGCTTGCCGGGACTGGCGCAGTCGGGGTTCGAGCACGTGCAGCCGTCCGTGCCGTCCGGCAGGTGAATCGCCAGGACGGGTAGGCCTGCGTCGGCGAATTGTAGTGCGGCGGTCTTGATCTTGGTCAACGCATCCCCTCCGCGTAGGCGATCAGCGCAGCGGCCAGCGCCACCGTCTGCAAGTCTCCGAGGTCTCGTATTTGCAGGACACACTCCTCGTCGTAGTGTATCTGGTCGAACCAGCCGAGCGTGTGGACGGCGTCGAACAGCCCCATCTCGCCCACCGCTTTGGCCTTCCGGCGGATAATATCGCGGGCCTGAGCGAGGCGAGGGTTAGGCGAGGTTCCAGGCACGCAGCAAATCCTCTGCCTCTTGCACGCTCTCGACAACTTCGGCGCATCCTCCAGCCTCTCGAATCTCGATCAGTGCCTGTACTTGCAGCCGTGTGAGGGAGTGCTTCTTGCCCGGCAGCTTGACCTCGAAGGCAAAGAAGCTCCCATCCAGGCACCCCTCAATGTCGGGCCGACCCAGGCGCTGAAACGGACTGCCGTGGTTCTTGTTGGCGTAGGCACCGCGCCGTTCCAGCATGAGCATGATCCGTGCGACGAGCTGTGTCTCAGTCGGCATCGGGCTCCTCTGCACGGTTCGGCTCCGCCGCCTGCTCCACGGCCTCCCGCTCGATCTTTCGCTGTACCCGCCCACGAGCGCCATCGCAGTGCCCGCAGGGGCAGGGCGAACCGCGCCGCAGCCGGTGGACGGCTAAGCCGTGCTTGTCACAGTAGTCACCGGCGAGGGGGTGACCACGCTCCGAGTAGGTCACCGGCTCGCTGCATAGTAGGCTGCATTGGGGCCCGCGTCGTGGTGGCATTTCTATCTGTTCCTCCTCAGCCTGGAGCGCCCTCACACGAGAGCGCCCCAGGGTATCAGGTGCGGTCTGCCTAGTCCTCTAGGCCAGCGAAGAGGTCCTCGTCCGCTGCCTCTGCCTCCGCAGGTGCCTCGGCAACGGCAGGTGCCTCGGCTGCGGCAGCGGGTGCCGGTGCCGGAGCGGCGGCCGGCACGGCGGTCGTCTGGCCGACGTTTTCGGCTTCCGGCGACTTCGTGCGGTGGAACGCCATCGGACGCGACACTGTGCGTGCGGGGAAGTTGTCCTTGGCTTCCTGGAACTCGTCGTCGACCTCGGCCACTATCTCCTTGCCGATGAGCGTGTCGATGTCCAACGACAGCTTGCCCTTCCGCTCCTTCATGCCGATGGCCACCAGGAAGGCGTGCCAGCGTTGGAGGGGGAAGGAAGAGTCATCGCTGCCCGGCCTCGGAAACGAGAACCGCTCGACCAGCTTCTTGCCCACGTAGGGGCCGTCGTTCTTCACCACCAATGTGGCGGTGATCATCGCCCGACCGGATTTGGCCGGTGTCGGATCCAGCTTGCCGATCTCAAGCAGATATGTGCCGGGTGCGATCCTATCGCCTCCGACCTTCCCCTGCACCGGAGGCGCTCCGGTAAAGTCAAACTCCATTGTGTTGGCCATAGTGTCTCCTTCTGTGAATCCCTCTTGTGGCTAGCCGCCAGCGAACAGGTCCGGGTCTGCGCCTGCTGCCTCGGGGCACGTCGCTTTCGGGCTCCCGAGTAGCCAGGCGAAGATCCGGCCTAGGTGCGGATTCTTGAGCACCGGGGGAAGCTGTCGGGTGGGTAGTGCTCGAACCTTGGCAACCGACAGCGTCTGTGTGCCGACTCGCAGCCTCCTCTCTATCACCAATTCCTTTGCCTTCGGGTCTTCGATCTCCCGCGTGAACATGCGACCGATCAAGAACATGGAGGGCACCAGTCCACTCAGGGACGCCGGCGATACGTCGGGCTGGTACTCAAGCGCACCACCCTCGCCGCCCTCACGCAACTTCTCCTGCGCAAGGAAGATGCCGTGCATCGGCAGGGAGCGGAAGCTGTAGAACAGCGACTTCTGCAACTCGCCGATCTTGCCCCAGTCCTGCCGATCAATGATGCGCGGGTCACCCGAGAGATCACGTTCCTTCAGCGTCTTTCGCTTCGCCAACTCCTGCGTGGCCGTGACCGTGTCAATGGCGTACCATTTGAAGCCATGCTTCTCGTCGCGGAGGTACTTGTGGGCAGCGTCCAGATCATCCCAGGTCGTGACGGGCAGGACGCGCACGTGGTCAACCTGATCCACCAGGACGCAGGTGCCTCCCTCGACTTGCGGGATGTCGATGACGACGCCCATTCCCGGCATAGTTCCCAGGAGCGTCGTTTTGCCTACGCCTCCCTTGCCGAAGATCGTCGCTCCCACATACCCCATCTGCCCCGACGGCTTGGCGATCCTGTCGGCGATGCTTTTCGATGCGCTAGTCGGCGCTGTAGCCATCTCGTACTCCCTTCGCTACGAACAGCATTCTCTTGAGCTCGGCCTCGTCTCCGCCCAGCAGCGCCGCCTCGCAGACTTTGTTGAAGCGACACCAGTCGCAGTTCTGTCCGATGTTCCGCACCGGGACGAATCCCGGATCGCTGACGGCTGCGCGAATCTCGCCGCATGTCGAGAGGAGGTCGCGCAGCAGCACCGCCTCCGACTGGAAGAGCTGCATCTGCATGCGCGGGAAGAAGACCTTCTCCTCCTTGTCGGCCAGGATGTGATACATCTCCTTGTAGTCAGCGTGGTCGAGCTGGTGAGCCTGGAGCGCCCGCTCGTACGCCCGCCACGTAGTGTCCTGCTTCGCCCGGCTTAGCGTACCGTCCTTGAGCAGCCGCGGCTCAGTGGGCTCCTGCGTGCGGAAGTAATTCCAGATGACACCGACCGGCTTCAGACCATGCACTTCCTCCAGGAGCACCGCGCCGAGGATCGTCTGTAGGTCGCGTAGGCGCCGTCCCTGCATGGGCACGTTCTTGGTCGTCTTGTGCTCCCAGATGTATACGCTGCCGTCTTCGTCCTGTGTCACCAGGTCGATGACGGCCACTACCTCGTCCTTGTCGGTGAGCGGGAACCGGACGTACTCCTCACATAAGAGAACGCGATGCGTGTCGCGGCCGCCGCGCAGCTCGAAGTACGCCTGGCAGAGCCGCGCCGCCTTCGGTACCAGCCCGAGCAGTTCCTTGCCGAGCTCGTCCTCGCCGGCCACCTGTGCCGCGACGGCGAGCTGCCGCGTCGGCTCGGTGAACTCGTGGTCGATCTGCATGAGCGCGTTGGCGTGGCGCGTCGACGGCTTGATTGGCGTCTTCCGCTTGGAGATCAGCGCCCCGTAGAAGCTCTCAAGGTAGCGGTGAACCACACGCCCCAGTTGGAGCGGTGGCGCGAACTCCTGCTTCGGCTTGAGCCCTTCGACGTACTCGTAGAAGTAAGCCTGCTGGCAGCGCCGCCAGCTAGTGGCAGATGAGAATGTGATCCTCAATTGACCTCCTCCTACCGGCTCTCTTGGAGCTGCTGGTACACGTCGTAATCCAGGCTGTATTCCTTGACACAGCCGGGGCAGGTTGCGTGCCAATAAAGGCTGACGATGACTGGCCACACCGATAGCTTCATATTGCGCGAGGTCCAGCGCCCATTGGAGCCGAGAAGCCGCTGCACAAATCGCTCTGTGTCAAGGAAGTGCGGCCATCGTGGCTTCCAGTACCATAGGGTGACCAACTGAAGGTGACCGATGTGAAAGCCGAGGCTGCCTCGACGCCAAGTGATGTAGTAGCTCCAGCGTTTAGTCCCCAATGCGAAGCCCCAGCGATATAGACAGAATTTCATCATTCTCTCCTCCTCCTGTACATGTGTGTTAATCATACGGCACCGCGCCCACTGTTGTCAACTCCACGTCTGTCCGACCTTAGCTTTGACCACCAGCGGCACGTCGAAGTCGCCCATGCCAATGCGGTCCAGGCCGGGGTGCTCCATCTCGTGCTCGATGATCTCGACGGCTCCCGGCACGGCCGCGTCCTTGGCCATAAAGAGGTTGTCGTCGTGAATGAAGCCGAGGTAGAGCACGGAGTCTCCCAGTAGCCCCTCGTCCTCAAGTCGCTGGCAGGCCTTGACGCCACCTGCAATTGAGAGGTCCGACGCCGGTCCCTGGATCGGAGTGTTGATCGCCTTCCGGTGCAGCGCGTTCTCGTCCTCGCCGCCGAGCATCCGCCGCCGCCCCGTGGCAGTGTCCACGTAGCCCAGGTGTACCCACTTCCACGAGTCCTCGTGCCAGGACAGAAGGTCGGCGTACAGCTCAAAGTAGCCAGCCCGTGCCTGAGCAGCGGTGTCCATCGTGAAGGTGATGCCGTACTTCTTCAGTGCCTGCTTGATGAATCCCTCCTCGCGTAGCCCGAAAAGGAAGCCGAAGTTGGGCGCCTTCGCTGCGTACCTATCGGCGGCTGTCACCTTGGCCATCCACGCATCCATATCTCGCTTCCACTCGGCCAGCGAGCAGCCAGCCGCAAGAGCTCTGATCCATGAGGCAGTACAGACGTGGACATCGCGCCCTTCCTGAAAGAATGCGAGTAGCTGCTGGTCTTGTGCTATCCAAGCCGCAATACGCATCTCTATCATTGATTGATCGGCGGAGATCAGCTTCCAGCCGTCTGGTACCTTGACACACTCCCTCAGCGGCTGCCAGCGGGGGTACTGCTGGACTGTACCGCCCTGCTCCTGCTCAGCCGCCGTCCGCCCGGTGCGTGGCCCGGCAAGGCGGTAGAGGGTATGGAGCCGGTGGTCGCCCTGTTCCGCAAGCGACTGCCCCCACGGGCGCAGATACGTCCCGTCCAGTTTCTTGAGCTTGCCGGCGGTGAGTATGTCCTTCACTAACGGATGCCGATCCCGGTACGGCAACAGCGCCTCCTCGGCTATTGAGGGCTGCTGCGTCTTCTCCGTCCGTGGTAGCATAATTCCCGCAACGCGCTCGACGGCGTGAGCGATATCTGATTGCCGCGAACTCCCCACCGTGTCACGGATCCGTGCGGTCAGCGTCTCGATGCGCCCCTTCGCCGCCTCCGCCAGCTCGTGCAGCCGCTTGGTGTCGAACGGGACGCCGGCGAGGCTGGCCTCCGACAGGCGCAGAGCGGCTGGCAGCAGGACCTCACGGTACAGGGGCATGAACGGCTTCCCCTCCGAGCGCGTCTCAAGCTCCTCGTCAAGCAAGAACGTGGCCACCGCGTCCTTGGCGTTGTACTCCTTGGTCTGCTGCCACTCCTCGGGCGTCTCCGGCACTTTCCCGAGCAGGTCTCCCATCTCGTCGCCCCAGCCGGCGGGGACCGAGGTCAGCGTCGGTGCGAGCGCCTTGAGGCTCAGCGACGACTGGATGTTCAGGAGGAAGGCGCGAATCCAGGTGTCGCCAGCGATGATCGGGTGGATGCCACGAGAGAGCAGCCAGATTACGTCGGCGACAGCGTTGTGGTAGATAGTGGGTATCCGTGCCAGCATCTCCTTGACAAGATCGGGAGTGTCGGCGGCGTCAAACGAGCACGCCAGCAGCCGCCCGTCCACACGCCCCGCGAGGCCATAGCTCACCAGCCGCGGCGCGCCTCCATCCTGCCGCGACCAGGGCCAGGTCGTCTTCCGTCCCGGGAACACCTCCCATTCGAGATCGCAGGCTAGGCGGTCGCAGCGCTGTAGCAGGTCGAGCGCCTTCGGCACCTTCGCGGGGTTGATCACTATCGTCGCGTCCCACACGCCGCCGGTCGTGAACTTCTTGGCCAGCTTCAGGTCGTCGGCGATCTGCTGCATCCGCACGGCGCGGATCGACGGCTGGTGCAGGATCGACGCCGGGTGGTAGGATGGGATGACGCGGACGTTCGAGCGGTAGGCGGGCAGCAGCGGGAGCAGCTTGCCCCGGTTCTCGCCGATGGCTGTCTTGCCGGTGAGTGCCTTCAGCGGCACGCCACCGAGTGAGACGATCACCTTCGGCTGGACCGCCTCAAGCTCCCGCGACGTGTAGAGCCGACAGGCTTCCAACTCGTCGGTGCTGGGATTGCGGTTCCCCGGAGGCCGGCACCGCGCTACGTTGCCGATGTAGAGATCGCTGCGCGTCATGCCGGCCATGCCGAGAATCTCGTCCAGCAGCCCACCGGCGTTCCCCTGGAAGGGAAGTCCATCCTGTTCCTCCTTGGCCCCTGGCGCCTCACCGTAGGCCAGGATGCCGGACGGGACAGCGCCCATGCCGGGGACGCAGACGTGTGCGCCAGCCGAGCGTGGGCACGCAGAGAGCAGGCACCGCGTACAGGCTGGGTCGAAGCGGAGGGTCATTCCTCCTCCTGATCCTCTGTGTCTGCTTGGTCAAGAGCGAATCCCAACGTGCTCTGCTCCATGCGTTTGGCAGCGACCTCGCAGTAGCGTTCTTCGATCTCGATGCCGACAGCCTTCCGGCCTAAGTCCTTTGCGGCACGGAGCGTCGTACCTGAGCCCATGAAGGGATCGAGGATGCGGTCTCCGACCGCTGAGTAGTGGTCAACGCACCAATGCAGCAACTTCAGAGGCTTCTGTGTTGGGTGCCAACGATGCTGCTCCTTCCCCAGCAGCCCGTTGTACTGTACCGTTACCTTCTTCACTGACTTACGATCCACGTTCGTCCACAGCAGCTCACAATCGCCAAAGGTGGGCATGGTGTTGAGCTTGTCCCACACGATCCAGTGTGTGGATGGTGGCAGCAGATCGGCGAAGAAGTTCCCGCCGAAAACGATGGTCTGCTTCCCCACCGCAACGATGGCTGCGAAGCATGTGGCATCTGGTCGTGCGACGTCCCAATCATCGCCGTATTGTCGCCGGGCTATCGGCTTCCCGAACCCCCCGAACCCCCCGAACCCCCCGAACCCCTTATCCCGCTGCACGCCATACGGAGGGTCCGTCAGCACCAGATCAACGCTGCTCGGCTTCATCGCGGCGAGCATCTCGCGGCAATCCGCATGGTAGATTTTCACGGAGGCGTCTTGATAGTAGGGTTTCACCCGAACAGCTCCCTCGCCGAGTCTACGTCCAGGATCGACTTCGACAGCTCGGCCTTGTCCTGGAGCGCCTTGTAGATGCGCTCGTCAACCGTGTCTGTGGCGACGAGCGAGTGGTAGGTGACCTTCTGCTCCTGCCCGTGTCTGTGGAGGCGATTGCGGCACTGCTCGTAATTGGCGAAGCTGTAGTCGCTGCTGTAGAACACTCCTAGATGCGAGCATGTCAAGTCGATGCTGAGTGATGCGACAGCGACCTGTGCGATGAGATACCCATACTTGACAGCACGGAACTTGTCCAGCAGCTCCGCCCGAGCCGCAGGAGGCGTCCGCCCGTCCAGGACGAAGGTGTACTCCTTACCCATCAGCGCCTCGGTCAGCCGGTCGATGTCGTGGCGGAAACGGCAGAAGATGACCACGCGACCAACCTGTGGTACGGCGTCGCTGAGCAGGTCCAGGAGCAGCTTCTGCTTCTCGTAGGACAGGTCCACGATCTCGCCGCTGGCCAGCTTCGTCCAGCCGCCCGTGATGGTCTGTAGCCGGAGGATGTTCGTCAGCACGCTCCGCGCCAGTGTGATGCCGGCGACCGTCTTGCCACCGGCGTAGCCCTCTACTTCGGCGATGGCCTTCTTGCGCATCTCATCGTAGAGCTCGCGCGTAGCGCGGTCGAGCGTGACCGGCACGGTGACGTCGACCTGCGGCGGGAGGTCCAGCGCGTTCGCCTTCGTTACCCGCGCCGAGGTAGCCCTCAGCTTCTGCTTGATCTCGTGGACGTTCCTGTAGCCTACCGTCTGGTAGTTGAGGTAGCCGCCTTTTATGAGGTACTGGCGCTCGAAGTCCGCCCAACGCGAGCCGAAGATGGCGGGGTCGATGGCGCGGTAGAGGCCATACAGGTCCTCGGGCCCGTTCGGCATCGGCGTCCCCGTCAGCGCAAGGCGCCGGGGCACGATCTCCACCAGCCGCCCGGCGAACCGCGACTGCTTCGACGACCGCCCCTTGAGCCGGTGGGCCTCGTCGTAGATCACCATGTGGGGATGCCACTTCAGGATCGCGCTCCGCAGCGGCTCGCGCCAGAACGTCTCGTAGCCGACGAGGTATGCGTGGCACTCGCCCTCCTGAACGCAGGCGGCACGCTTGGCGATGGTGCCTACTGTGGCGTCGCACACGCGTAGCTTCGGCCAGAAGAGTGCAGCCTCTGCCTGCCACACGCCGACTGCTGAGAGCGGGACTACGATGAGGAGCCTGCGACAGCGGAGGTGCCAGGCGATGGCTAGTGCCGTGCGCGTCTTGCCAGTACCCATATCGAGAAAGAGGCCGCCACGCCCGTCCAGCCGAATGAGCTTCTGGGCCGCCCGCGTCTGATAGGGGTAGAGATCAGACATTCAGTGGGCTAGCGCGATATCGGCGCAAGCCAGTAGCGCCAGCCGGGGTGCTCGCCCTCGATCATGATCGTTGACTTCGCGTCGTTCAGGTGTAGCTTGAGCGTGTCACCGAACGCGCGAGCCTTCTCCAAATAGCTACTGCCGAGCGTGAGCTCGCAGTCCAGTGCGCCGGCGCCACCGACCGTCTGGAAGGAGCCGACCTCCTGGGTGTTGACTAGGAGTACGATCTTACCCTGCCTCGCCTTGAGTATCACCTGTGATGTGGTGCCCAGTACCGTCGCAGCCTTGGCTGCTGTAGCGACAGCTTGCGCCGAGAGCTCAACGATCTGTGCGTATTTCGCTGGCGTAGCGGCTAGGATGTCGGGGAACGTGTCGTTGAACAGCGCCAGCCGGATCCGCGTCCTACCACACGTTAGGTCAACACGCCCGCCCTGCAAGCCGACTTTCAGCTTCTCGTCGCCAAAGGTAGCCAACGCAGCGCGTAGGTCAGCGATGGGGATGATACCGTAGTCACCGTCTGCACCCTCAACTGGTATCTCCACGATGGCAGCCGATATGGCGTCCGTCGCTGCCAGCCGTAGCGTGCCATCCTTGACGGACGCCAGCGTGCCGGCTAGCACCGGCTTGAGCGGACGCGTTCCCGACACGTCGCTGAGGATGCCCAGAGCCGTGCTCAGCAACGCCCGGTCGGTCTCGGCGACGGTGAACATCTGGTCGGCACCCTTACTGCCCATCTGAGGCGGTGTGGAGTCCGCTATCGTGCGGAGCGCGAGGCGCATGCCCGGTACAGAGAGCGTCAGGTCCGGCGGTGTGAACGTCACCGTGAGTGGCGCGTCGGCGTCGGGGAAGAGCCGCAGCGCGGCTGCGAGGCGTACTGTATCAACGGCACAGGATGCGTTCTCGCCCGAGAGCCCTTTGATGGTGACAGCGCTCTCAGCAGCAGTTACCGCGCCAAGGTGCTGCCCCTGATACCAAGCGAGCAGCCGCGGCTTGCCTCTGAATCCGAGCTGGGCCGCGCCGGGGTCAAGGTCCGCGAGTGCTGTGAGGCGCACGAACGCCCCGAAGTCTGCTACCTTCATGTGTCTCCTCCTACAGTGTGGACGTATTGGGTCACATGCTGAGCATAGCACAGGTGTTAATCATTGTCAAGACAATGCTCACGCGCGCCCATCAGATGATCACCGCATAGCTGTGGGCGAAGCCTGCTACCGCTACCGTGATCTCCACCGAGTTGACCTTGTTGACGAACAGGTCAAAGAGGTCAGCATCGAACCACACCGGCTCGAAGCGCCCTGCCGCACTGCCGGGAGTAGAATGGCCTGCGTCAATGTATCTCGCATCGGCAGCCGCTGCCTCTTGGTAAGCCGTCTGCGCGCCCCATGTAGCAGCGCCATCAATAGACTTCTTGAGGAATGCCGTGATGCCATTGGGCGTAGCACCCTGCCATGTCTCGCTTCCGTCCTCATTCCCTAAGTAGCCGCAGTAGAGATCATCATTGTTCTGGTCAATAAAGAGGGCCGCTCCCACACAATCACTGGAGTCCGTGACCACGTCCGTCTTCGCCGTGATCGTCGGGGTAGCCAGGGTGATGTCCCAAACCCTCAGGTCGGCTGTAGCGTTATCCAGATTGCTCCAAGCAGCGAGAATGATATGGCCGTCCGAGTGCCGCACAACTGCGCTCATCTGCATGATCGCGTTCGTGTCGAACATGCTGCCTGAGATAGAAGTCTCGCTCCACGAATCCCCAGAATCATCATACTTCTTGATGCTGATCTCGTTGGCCGACCTATCCCAATAGATCATCACAATGTCTTGGTTGTCGGCAGCGTCATCGTCAGGAAGACAAATAATCTCATCCACTTCATTACCATCTCCGCCGGAAGCGCGATTGGTCCACGTCGTCCCCCCGTTAGTCGAGCGATAGAAGTCCTGCTCACCAAGAGCATCCCCCCAGAACTGCACATACAAATTGCCACCTACCGCCTTGGTCCCACTAATCGCGTGGGACTGCCTGTTGGCAGTGCTGCTAAACGACGCCCCACTGAAGACGGTTCTATCAGTCCCCAACGTGTCGGATGACGTGTCGAGACTCCGCCAATGAACATTGTCGGTAGAGCTTTCAAGCCACCAGATGTGGATGAGCGTACCGCTATCCCCCGGAGTCCACTTGTCGAACCAGACATCTAGGCTAGTCGCGGTGGTCCCGTCAATCAGCACAGAGGCAGCCCAGCTCGCGCCGCCATCTGTGGTTTTCCGATACCGCACATCGTTGGCGCTGTTTATAAAGAATATGTAGCCGGTGTTCTCATCGGTCCAGACGGGGCCTGACCGCTGAGCCCTGATGTGGGATGCCCCAAACGCGCCTGTTTCTACTGCGACATCAGCCATCAGACTTTGCCCTCTAAGCGGTCGATGATATCCTGCTGGATCATGCCGTCCTCAGCCCGCATCTCAGCCCACCAGCCTTTGAACAACGTCTGCCGGGTGGCGAGGTCAACGTCGCCAATGTTCGCCGCAACATCTGCATCGCCCAGCTTGTCCAGAAGGTCAGGCAGTTCGCGGTAGACATCGAGGTACAGTTGCTCGCCACGGGCCTTCAGGGCCGCCTTGGCGGCTTTCGTGGCCGAGCGGGTGTCCACGTAGGCGTCGAAGGCGGCGAGGCCCGGACTAGCCATTAGACATCAGCTCCCACTTGAGTTCCACTCCACAGAGACAGAGGGGCCAAGCGTTCCTGGGCTTACCCCAGCCATCATCTATACCTGGCGTGAGTCGGCGCTTTCCATGACCGAAGTGCCTGTGCCACAGGAGCCTAACCATCAGAAGCCTCCACTGAGTCCAAGTAGCGTTGCAGCATGAAGACCCGCCCTGTCATCTCTAGGTCGGCGGGGTTGTCGCCCATCACGGCGTTCAGGTGCTTGTTGGCGTGGGCTACCGCCTCAGCCACAGCAGCACGGGCGAGAGTAGCGCCCCCTGTCTTGATCGCGTCCTTGTCGGCCACCGTGCCGGGGCGGTCATCGACGTAGGTGTTGAAGTCAGCGAGCGATTGCAGCATCGTAGTATTCCATGTTCTTCTTCAGCCGTTCGTCATTCGGACGGACCAAAAGCGCCTTCGCCCCGTAGACCCGCGCCTCCTCCGAACGCCCCATCTTGTGGAGGCAGACGGCCAGGAGGTCGTACCGGCGCCACTCGTAGATGTCCAGGTCATCGAAGAAGCCTTTCGGGCCGGGCACCGTGGCCGCCTTGAACCACGTCGCCCCTTCCTCGTACCGCTGCTGTTCATAGCGCAGCTTGCCCAGATAGTAGTAGCCCTCTGCCACCGTTGGGCATACCTCGATGGCCTTGAGGTACGCCTGCGCGGCCGCCTCTTGGTTCTTTAACGCCTGCTGGCAGTGGCCGGCAATGAGGCACCCTCTCGACCTCTGCACCGGCCAGGAAATGGGCGACTGAAGCATGAGGCCAATGGTGCCGATTGCCTCGTGGTAGTGCCCCTTGTTGTAATGTTCTCGGGCCAGGTAGAAGAGGCTGCGCTCTTCTGGTGCGCCCTCGATCTTCAGGTTGCTCCGCAGCGCCACGAAGATGTCTGTATGGTTGGGCCGGTCCCCGCTGGGGCGATCAAGGTGCTCAACCAGAATCTGCGGGGCCGCCGTTCTGACCGGGCCGCATAGCCAATTGTGAGCGGCGCCTTCCCAGCGCCACTCGCCGTTGTGCTTGTGAAGCATCTCCTGGCGAAGGAACTCATTGATGGGTGCGCCGCTTGCATCGCGCTTGAAGATGAGCTTCGGAGAGAGGCCATCCTGCTTGCCCTCTTCTACGACCCCGCGAATAGCCTCCTTGCCCTCAAGCAGAATCTCGTCGGCGTCCTGCCAGTAGACGTACTGGCCCGAGCATAGGCTCTCGGCGTAGTTGCGGGCCGCCGCAAAGTCGTCAACCCAGGGGAAGTGACCGATGTGGGCACCGAAGGATTCGGCGATCTCAATCGTTCTGTCCGTCGAGCCTGTGTCCACGATTACCAGTTCGTCCCAGACCCCTTCCAATGACTCAAGGCACTGGCCCAGCAGCTCCTCCTCATTCTTGGTGATGAGCACGACAGTGAGCTTGGGCCGGCCCGCCGGGTGCGCCGAGGCGATCACGTACCTGTCCGAGTAGGCGTGGCCACACACCTCACCGAAGGGCCCCAGCTTCTCCGTCATGCCGTTGAGGTGGAAGGTTCGGACGTGGGCGACATCGGGCACTGCGTCGCCGTTAGGCGTTGTGACGATCAGCCGGCCGTTCGGCGCTAGAGCACGCTGGACCTTCTTGAGGAGCTTAGCCTCTGCCGCATCGTCCAGGTGTTCGAGAAGTTCGCCAAGTACAATCGTATCCCACGGACCCCTTGGGCTAGGCAGCCCCTCGCCTAGGAAGTCGCGGACGATGAACTGGTGCGAGAAGCTAGGTGCTCGCTCCTGGGCACGGCGGCAGGCTTCCCGCGAGAAGTCCACGCCCACATAGAATTGTTGCCGCCCGTCGCCCAGCGCCGCTGCCAAGGCCCCATCACCGCAGCCCACATCGAGCACGCGGCCACGGCAGAGCTCGGCCACGAACTGGACGCGCTTCTCGTCCACCGCGTACTCGCCCCGGTACACCTTGTCGTAGTAGGAGGCGTTCTTCATCATGTGGGGTCAGCCTCTAGAGTCACTGTACATTGGGTGATGGTTGAAACGCTATCTATGTTGACCCGCATGACGGCACGCGCCGCCAGCGTCGTTTCCCATCCTGTGAGCGTCTGATCTTCGTCCTTGATAGCGCCTGAGATTTCCAGCTCATGGCCGGCGCAGATTGAGTCGGCATCGACGGGCGGATGGTTCGCGAAGCTATCAACGAAGATGTCCACCTTGATACTGCCGGTCACGTCAGCCAGAAGCCGCCCACGCTTCAAGGTGAGTGCCACGTTTGGCATGTCGATTGGCGGCCGGGTGCCGGTTTCGAGCACACTACCGCCACCGTCCATGACGATGAGGATTTTGCGCGTGCTCGCGCCTGCTGTTCCCTGTGATCCTGTCGGCCCCGTAGGTCCGGTAGGACCTGTTGGCCCCGTGCCTGCCGTCCCGGAAGTCCCTTGTGGCCCCGTAGGCCCTGTTGGTCCGGTAGGACCGGTTGCGCCTACAGTGCCAGCCGTACCTTGGCTTCCCGTGGGGCCTGTGGGGCCCGTGGCCCCAGCGGTTCCTTGCGTACCTTGGGCACCAGCGGTTCCTTGAGTTCCCTGCGACCCGGTAGGCCCTGTAGGGCCCGTAGAGCCGGCTGCGCCAGCCGTCCCTTGAGTTCCCTGGCTTCCCGTAGGTCCCGTCGGGCCGGTAGGCCCAGTCTGCTGTGCTGCCGTACCCTGGGCGCCAGTCGGCCCGGTCGGGCCAGTTGGTCCCGTTGGACCGGTTTGTTGCGCCGCTGTGCCTTGAGCCCCAGTCGGGCCCGTAGGGCCAGTGGGCCCAGTAGGCCCAGTTAGCTGCGCGGCCGTTCCTTGAGGACCTGTCGGGCCTGTAGGACCCGTAGGACCCGTAGGACCTGTCAGTTGTGCCGCCGTACCCTGCGGGCCTGTAGGTCCGGTAGGGCCAGTGGGACCGGTAGGGCCCGTGCCCGCTGTCCCTGCCGTCCCCTGTGAGCCTGTTGGTCCAGTCGGCCCCGTTGGCCCGGTTGGCCCAGTGCCAGCAGTTCCCGACGTGCCCGCCGTCCCTTGTGGCCCAGTAGGGCCTGTTGGTCCTGTTGGGCCTGTTGGGCCAGTACCGGCAGTACCAGAGGTTCCTGCCGTTCCCTGCGGTCCGGTGGGGCCGGTAGGGCCGGTAGCGCTCGTAGCGGCGTAGAACTCCCAAGCCATCTATGTTACCTCATCCCCGTCGACAGTGATGGTCACTGCCGAAGCTGTGTCCGACTGGCCGACCAACGTATCACCCGCCTCCATAAATATTGTACCATCCCACTCCCCAAAAGCACCAGATTTTAGGATCACCTCCACGGTGATAAGGTTAACATCAGCCACTCCATCGCGCCAAAGTTTGAAGGTTACGGGCCCACCAGTCGAGTTCACCACCGTCATGTGCTTCACAATAGTCTGAGTGGCACCTGGCACGGTGTAGATCGTCGTCGTCGCCGGGTCCTGGGCGAGTTCTACCTGGGCGAGTTTCTTGTACGCATCTGTCATGACATTGCAATCACAAAGGTCCTGTCTGAGGGATGGGCTACGAGCGCAACATCTTCATCCGGCATAGTAATCGTCCGTGTTGTGCCCGTCGCGATCTGGTCGGCCTGGAAGTCGATTACCTTGGTGTTGTCCGTCGCATCGAAGATGTTGAACGTGTTATCGGGAAACTCTGTCTCAGACGAGGAAGCGCCGCCCCTGGCTCCCAGGAGGTCTCCTCTTCGCAGGTCCACAACTGAGCCAAAGGCCCAAGTGCCCGCCTGTTTCTGGATGGTCAGCCTAGCAATGAGGAACGCCGTTGAGGATTCGAGGTCGAACTCACGGGGCAGGTCGAAGTTGTCGAAGCCTGAGATGTCCTGCTCCGCGCTAGCCTGAGTGTTGTAGAAGCCGCCCGGAAGGTTGATCATCGTGGGCTCGTACGTGCCGGACTTGTTCGCCACCCCCCAGATGACGAGGTTGAACCACTTGTTGTTGCCGATCAGGTTCCCGCCGGAGTCGCGTATGATATCGAATAGGTTCGTGATGTCGTGGAACGCATCGCCGCTCCAATTGACGACGAGCACCTTGTCTCCGGCAGAGGTGTCAACGGCCGGGGAAGCATGATCGTGCATCTGGAAGATCACGCCTGAGGTGGCCTTGTAATCGACAGTGGCACCTACGATGGTCAGGTAGCTCGTCGTACCGTTAGGGTCGATGCCATCGAAGTACCGCGCTGGCGTTAGGCGTTGACGTGCGGCCATGTGGGCCAGGTGGCCCATATTGTCGGTCCCCATCCGGTGATCGTTCCACTGCTGCTGGATGTAGCACCCGTTGGCGGCTACGAAGGCTGCCGAGGGGACGAGGTAGTAGCCGACCTTGATATGCTCGGTCGCGGGCCACTGAGTTGTGGACTTGGTGAGTACTTTCGTAGCTATCGGGATGTATATGTAATTTGTCTGGGGTGAGTCATCGTCGCCTACGGTCAGGGCGATTGTCACCGGTGTGGAGAGAACAGTCAGCCCGTCACTGAACCGCATGGTGAGATCGCCACCTCCCTCCTGTTGGAGAGAGAGAGTGACTACGCCGGCGGCCTCGCTCACATCCGCATCAAGCGTCTCCACAAACGTGCCGTTGAAAAAGTCTAAGTCCTGGGAGGGACCTCCTCCCCCCATGACCGCGCCGAACAGGTAAGCAGCAACGGTTCCGGCACCCGGACCTGCAAAGGTAGTGAGCGCCATGCCGAAGGCGCCGGAGGTGGGCGTCGCGCCTGCATCCTCGGCCGCACCAGCCGTCGTGCTCGTTCGCAGGAATTGGCCGGCGACGACTGCTCCCTCTACGATGACACTGGGGTGATAGCCCTGATGGCGAAGGCGGCCCTCTGCGGTATCGGCAACGGCCTCAGTTAGCACACCTATTACATCTAGATCATCTGCGGTGGTGGTCGTGCCAAATTGGCGATCGCCGTTCTGGACGACCACGGCACCAATGCCCAACGCGCCGCCGGACTGGTTTGTCCACAGGCCGATGCTGCCGTGCGCTGGGACGTTGGCCGACGGGAGAACGCCGACAATCGCGTTAGCACGAACGAAGTCCCCAGCTCCGCGCTGCTGCTGCTGAGCACGCAGCCGGCGGATCTGTCGATCCAGTTCAAGGACGTCGTCGCGGATTCGTTGGATTTCCGACATTAGGCACCCACCCGTGGGATGACCGCCATGCCCTTGATATTGTAGTCCAGAGCAGCATCCAGATCGCTGGTGATGTCCGCCCACACTCCGGCCGCGCTGATGGGTGTAAGCCTGAAGGCTTTGGGGGTATTGGTCTTGCGAAGAATGCAATAGATTGCATCGCGCTCGGGCGACATGGTTGACAAGAAGCCGTCGTTGTCAACATCCGTTGTCCAGAGCGTTTCCAATTCCGCAGCCAGAGCAGTTACGGTGAATGAGTTTCCTCCGTTGGTCGAAAGTGCGAGGTGCCAATCACCTGGGGACGCTGTGCGATCCTCGACGTAAACGAAGCCAAGCCGCGTGCCTCCCGAGTTGGCGAAGAGGTTGCTGAAGCGTACGTTGGCGCCGGCTACCGAGAATGCTACTGACCAGTTGGCCCCCCAATCGTCGCTGTAAATCGCCCGCCAGAGGGGGGAGCCACCACTCGCGGCGAGCGGGCCGATGGCGACGATGCGGTTGTTGCTGAGCAGCACGGCATCGTAGTATAGCTGGGTACTCGCAGCCCACCGGTAGAGTTCGATACTGTTGTTGACATTCCAGCTAGTTCCTCGGTCAAGTGTGTAGTCGATTGATCCCTTGCTGGAGACAGTGCTGTAGCTAATGACGGCTAGCGTATTCTGATTGGAAGGATGGGGCAGAATCTTCCACACAGCGTCGACCAGCCCATTACTGATCGTCCGCGATAGATTCCAGTTGTCTCCGTCGTCGCTGCTCCAGTAGACGTACGCGTTGTCAATCGTCGAGTGGAATACTACACACCAGACACGCCCGCCTGCATCACGTGCGAAGGCTACCACGCCGTTTCCGGCAGGGCGAGGATCGGGAGTGGCCCCCCACGTATCGCCTCCATCCTCTGTGCGCCTACCCGGACCCGAAGCCTGCTGAGCGCTCCCTGTCCCGTTGACCGCGAACCAGAGCTGGTCGGTCATAGGGTAGATTCTCGGCGCAATACCCAGCCCGGCCCCGACCACATCGGGAGCGGTCCAGGTGCCGTCAGCACTGAGGAGTGCTGTCTCCTTTGGTGTGCCGCCGTCGGACGCAATCGCCAGAACCCGCTCATCTACGTCGGCTAGAAGCACACGCCGACCGATGGCGCTCATCTTCGCGTTACTGCCCGCTGGCGATACAGGGAAGCCAGTCGCCGGTCGGAGCTTGGCGACCGTGGTGAAGCGATCCCATGTCTTGTAGAGAGTCCCGTCGACCGCACCCTCGCCTGAGACGAGGTATGCGCCGCTGAACGGGTTGCCGAATGCGGTCGTCAGCGCCATCCCATGATTGGGTTCGTCGCCAGCGTCAAGCGTGCCCGCTGCGGCGGATGCGGCCATCACAGCTGGGTCGACGCCGAAGTTCACATCACCCAAGTAGACTACGCGGTCCTTGTACTGGAAAGCGAAGCGGTCATCCTGCAAGTCGTAGTCGATCCAGACTCCCTGACTCTTGGCCGGCAGCCCCGTGGCCCGAGTCCAGTGGGAGCCATCACCGTGCGGGTCGTCGTTGAAGTAGACCGACGGTGTAAAAGTGGCACTGTTGAGGATGATCGCCAAGCCGCTCCCGCGGTCGGCCGCGTCTGCGATGTGGAGATCGGCAGTCAGCGTTCCGATCACGTCTTCGAGTAGGTCACCTCCGAGCGCCACCAATCCCCACTCCTGCCCCCCTACGTTGCGTAGGAAGGCTATGACCGGGATGCCCGCGCCGTTCCCTCCATAGACCCACACGCCTCCCTCTCCGGGGAGCCCCATGTGATTGACGCGCAGGCCGGGGATGTCAAGCCGCTCGCGTAGGTTTGTATAGAGGTTCCAGGTAGTGCCGCTGTCTTGGGAGAGGTACAGGCGCCCCCCTTGTGTCACTGCCCATACGAGGTTAGGATCCCTCCAGTCCCATACGATATAGACGATGGCATTGTCACTTCCGAAAACCGCAAGGCGCTGGTCCAGCGCGGTCTCGCAGAAGTCGTCGGTGAGGTAAATCTGGCCATCATCCGTCCCGAAGCACGCACGTCCCGGTATGGCGTTCGGCCAGCAAGCGACGCTGATAACCCCCCCAGCAGGGTAGGCCTGGTCATTCCAAGTCGCTCCGCCATCTGGCGTGCAACTGAACGCGATGTCGAACGCGGTATAGACGACCGGGATAAAGACGTCCTCCTCGCCTTGGCCGATGTCGACGGTTCGAGTCAGCGTGACCGATTCTCCGTCGTTGTCGGTTACTGTGAGCGACACGTCCCACGGTTCGGAGAGCGTGCTAGGATCGACTCGGATTGAAAAGATCGCGTCGCTACCAGTAGCGAGGGGAGGAGCCTGATTATCTGTCCAGGCATAGGTTGCAATGGATCCGTCCGAGTCGTGGCTGGTTGTGGCGTTGAAGGTCACGACGGCCCACACGCGGTCACCGATGACCTCGCGCTCGACCTTGTAGTCGAAGAGCGGGATCGGCGCGATGTTGACCGTACTCCCGATCTCATCCCCACCCAGGAGCTCAAGCTCCGCGACGAAGGCGGCGGGCGTAAGTACCAGACTGTAGGCTTCGACGAACCAGTTCCCGCTCATGCCGGAGTAGGCTGGGTCCTCGACTTGGATCGTTTCCGATAGCTTCAGCCGAGGGTCACCATCGATCACAACCGAGCCCAACACGCCGAGTCGGTTGCGGAGGGTCACCAGCCGTGCTGCCTCGGTTACTGCCTTCGCCTCCGTCTCGATCAGCTCGTTGGCGAAGAGGAGGTCGTTGTACGACTGGCTGCCGTCGGCGTGTAGAACCCACTCGCTGGGAGCTGATGCCGAGACCTCGATATCCGCTGTGTTTTCCACCCCATCACCGTCAACAGTGGTGATAGCCGCGCCGCGGACGAAGACGCGGTTCTTCACGTCCTCGACCTGCTCGATTTGGCGAGCGCGTCGGATACGCGGACGCCCAGCGCTGATACCTGACCCTGTAGGGTATGCCTCCACCAGACCTGTCAACTCCATGGAGAAGTAGGACCGAGCGGCGTCGGCACTAGGAATCTCATCCCACTCCGTTACCATGACCGTCCCGGTCGGTGCTTCCCACCACTTGCCACCACCGACCTCTACGATATGCATGATGGCCTCGCCGTAGGTGCTGAACTTCAACGTCACCGGATCGATAGTGGCGATAGTCCATGCCGTGATGTCAATATTGTAGTCGGTGATGCCGAGCTCGTTCAGAAGGGCGGCCACGGCCGCTGCGGAGGTCGTGCTGTCCAGTGTGACGACAACCTTGCGGTAGTCGGTGTCGAGCGGCCAGGACTTGCCTACGCACTTGAGGACGGTGCCGCCGGCGTCGTTGCGCACATTCCAGATCTTCCCTGTGAAGGCGCGCGGGGCAATGCCATCGAATCCAAGGTCGATGTAGATGTCTGAGAAGAAGACGGCTGAGGCCGGAGTCGGGTGTGCGATCCGCACGGTCGCCGTCGGCACCTTGGCCGGCGCGAACTGGATGTCGAGCTCCTGGACGCCGGGCAGCTCCTCGACGCCAGCAATGACTACGCGGTGCGCCACGCGGCGCGTATCGTTCTCTTCGTAGATGTCAGAGAGAGTAGGCATGGGGCTACTGACTAATTAGCTCTACACGAACGCGGAAGCGCTGTCGCGTCACGCCGTCGTGGCACTTCACAGCGAGCCGCTCTAGGTTGAGCAGGGCCCGCAGGAACGCCGAGCGGCTATCGGGCGTAGGGCGCTCCCAGTCGGTGAATGTTGCTGTCGTATTGACCAGAGCCTCCAACGCGGCCAACCGTGTGGGGCTGAGGTAGAGCTCAAACGCCCGGGTGGCAGAGCCAGCCGCGGTAGTCACGATGCTGTCGGTAGCCGAGCCGAGCGGGCGCGCGCGGTCGATGCTGGGCAAGCGCTGCCAGCCCATATCGGTGCCGAAGATCGGGATCTCCTCGCGGGAGAACAGGATCGAACTAAAGCCGGGCCAGGGGTAGGCCATTATCCAATCTCCGATTTCAGAGGCGCCCCCGACCGGAGCGCCTGGCTCCGTGCCTGGTCAAGCGCGTCATCGACTTCCTGGTGGACTGCTCGCCGCACCGATGACCAGTCCATCTGATCCTGCATGGAGACTGGCGCGTTCACTGTCACGGCGATGGACTGCCCACCGCCGGCACTGGCAGCAGGCGTCACGCGCTCGCCGCCGTGCACAAGTGCCAGCGTAGGCTGGCCGACGGGGCCCGGGACGATGCCTCCAGACTGGTATGAGGTGACAGCCTCCGACCCCCCCTGCTGCCGCAAGAGTGTGTCTCTCTGGCGGGCAAAGTTCCGCAATTCTCGCTCAGCCTCTCCCGTCGCTAGCACAAGTGCTACATCGAGGGCATCAGGTATTTCTCCAGCCAGAAGCAGAAACTCGCGTACCATCTGCTTCGCCCTATCTGTGTCTACATTTACCTCCGTCTCAATATCGATGCCCGCAAGCGTTTCGAGATCAGCGAGGAGCCCATCCTCCAAATCCTTAGCCGCCTCATTGAATCCTTCCTCCCTCAGCTTGTCAACGGCGTCTCGCAGAACAGCAGCACGAATCGCCGCAATATCACTCTGGACAACCTCATCCTGGAGCCCCTTCGCAACGTCCCCTGTTACATCAAGGATATCCTCCAGAGCTGGCTGCAAGTCACTATTCATCACCACCGCATAGTCTTCGGTGACGTCCTTCGTCAGCCCGATAAGGTCTAGCTGCTCCTTCAGAGCATCGATCTCCAGACCAACCACTTCGAGACTTTTCTCCTCAGCAGGTGTCAGCTCACGGCCTATTACACGCACCCACTCCTTGGCCTTGGCGATGGTCAATTCACGGGAGCTGATCTGGAGGCGCAGCGCAGCCTCCTCCTTCGTCTCCACACCCAGCAACTTGGAGATTTCGGAGCGGATTCCGCTGAGCGCATCTACGACGCCTCCCAGCGCGTCGCCGAGATTCTTAGCTTCCTCTGTAAGATCCGTCGCGGCCTCGTCTGCGAACTCGCCAACATCCTGGTTGGCTTCGGCAGCCGCAAGCCCTAACGCTGGGAACAGGCCCACCAAGTCCTCGATTGGCACGCCCAAGGCCTCAGCAGCCAACCGCACATCCTCCGTGTCGGCCCCCAGCGTCTTCGCCTCCGCACTCACTGCCGCCATCTTAGGCTCAAGGTCCTCTAGCTGCCCCCGCCACTTAGCAACTGCCTCCGCTGCGTTTCGGACCTCATCACTCATAGGGCCGTATGTCTGGAAGGCAGCAACGACTCTCGCTTTATTCTCGCGGATGTGATCATTCGCCGTCTGCACCGAGGTCTCAAGATCCAGGAACTCTGCACTTAATGCCGCCACCGTACGAGCACCCTCATCCATTCCTGCGAACCGCGCAATACGTGCCGTTTCGGCGAGTGTCTCTTGTAGCTCGGACTGAGCCTGTTTGAACTCGTCGGCAGCGCTCTTACCACGGAGGAAATGGCGAGCGAGCCCGAAGATGGCGAGCCCCGCGGCCACCGCACCGATGGCGAGCATTGGCAGACCGATGGTAGGCAAGGTCAAGCTGCGGATAGCAGCCTCGAAGATCGATATGTTTCGTGCGATCGCCAACGCCTGGAAAACTTCATGCAACTGCCATAGAGCCGTGACGGCCCTAACGATAGTGGGAATCAACACTGCGGCGAGGGAGACGACGGCGAACGTTACGAGGAGATCCTTATTCTCCTTCACACGATCAGCCATCGCACCAGCAGCATCAATGAACTTCCCGATGCCGGCAGCAGCCATGAGTAGGCCGGGTACGAGTTTCTCAGCTACCACACCCGTCACTGCCAAGAGAGCTGGGGTCAGAGCTAGAGAGATGGTCTCCTTCGCCTCCGCCATCGCAGCAGACAACTCTGCCTGCTTCCTCGCGGCAGTGCCGGCGCCGTCGGCGTAGGCTGCCTGTGCGTCTGTGGACTTCTCGAAGATGAGCTCCTGTGTGACCGTGGCCCGAGCCTGCTGAAGCTGAGCGCCGGCAAGGTCGGTGAAGCCACGAGCCGCTAGCTTGGCAGTGACATCTGCCTCGGTGATGACGACTCCCAGACCCTTCAGCGCCTCACGCTCTCCGGTCATCGCCTTAGCAAGGGTGTCCGCCACCTCGGCTGCCGACCGCTGGCCACCAGACCACTCGGACAGGGCGCCGGCCAGGCCCACAACCTCTGTGGACATCTCGGCCGCAACATCCCGAGCGAACCCCATCGGAATGAGGATGTCACCGAAGCGCGCTGCGAGGTTCGTAGCCGCGGACGCGGAGAGGCCCATCGCCTTCGCGTTCGTCTTCGCCCACTCCTTGACGATATCGATCTGGTCGCCGAAGACGATGTTCGCCTTCTTCATCTGGAGCTCAAGGTCGCGTGACGTACTCAGGATGCCACCAAGTATCTGTGGGATAGCCATCACCCCACGGGCGACAAGGAAACCGCCGGCAGTGGAGGCGACCTGGCCGAGCGCCTTGCTCAGGAAGCCCGACTGCTTAGCTGCCTTGACAGCACTATCGCCCATGCGCTGCTGCGCCTTCTGGACCTTCTTGGCATTGCGCTCGTAGGGGCCGATCCCCTGAACGACCGCGCGTACCCCAACGTCTTCTAGGGCCATCTACTTATGCCTCTTCTGCCTCTGTGCCGTGTGCCGGTCGGATGCGTCCTGCCGGTGTAGAGATATCAAGAGATGGAGTCGGTAGTGAGCGACTCCATCCACACGCTCCGCGTAGGGGAGCTGCTGCCAATCTGTCCACGTGTACCTCCCTGCGGTAGCTGCCTCGCGCTCCTCGAACTCAGGCACCAGCCCCGGCACTTGGCTCGGTATCGTCAGCCCCGTCGCCACCGTCCGGAAGCCCAGCTCCGTTATCGGCCGACCGTTCCTCTCGATCCCGAAAGGAGTCCATGGCTTTCGCCACGTCCACCTCCCCCACTCCGGCCGAGCGCATCGGTCCCATGAGCGCCTTCAGCGAGTCCGCGTCTGTGCGGAGGACGTAGAACTTGAGCCAGGCCAGTTTGCGGGCTGCTCGGTTCTCGGCGTCGAACTCGATGCCGACTGCCTGTAGGTCTTCGATCCAGCTCTGATCCTGTATGGCTGCCACGTCCTCGGGTACCGACTCGATCTCGTTGCCCAAGAGAAGGATGACGTCGTTGGCGACCATCGCCCGAGCCGCCTCAAACTCAGCAACCGCCCACTTATAGGCCGGGTCGTTGGGATTCTCCTCGTCGCGCCCTTTGTCCTCGATGTGAACTGTAGGCACCGCTGGCGCCTCAATACGCATCGCGGCCTCGCGGATAGCGAGGCTCGGTACTGGCTTGAACCGCAGAACCACCCCGCAACTTAGGGTGACAGTTGTCGGCGCCGCCTCTGGTGCGACGCTGCTGCCGCCTACAGCTGCATCGAATGCCCTTTGGCTAGCTTTGGCCTTTCTCTTCGCTGGCATACACCTCTACCTTTCCCATTACGCTGATGCCTTCACGAGGAACCCGTCGTCGCCGGCCCCGAGACCACCACCGTAAACGATGTTTACATCTTCGGCGCAAGCAGCAAGCGAATTGATTTGAGCGTTAGTGGGAATGGCGCCCGTTCCTTCGGGCAGCACGTACCAGCTCTGGCCTCCATCAATGGTACGGAGAATCCGGCCGAGCGGCGCGATAGTATCGTGCGCGAGGTAACCGACAGTCGGCGTTGCGAAGACGATATCTCGGACTTGGCCAGCACCAGAGCCAGGGAATGCCTTCGCTACCCACGTGGTTCCCGCGTTGCGGGTGTAGAACAGGAGCCCAGTGGCCGTGCCGACGAACCACTCGTCTGCGCTCCGCATCCACACGGTCGTAAGTTCTAGGTTTCCGGGCGGCTCGCTGGCAGCCGTTGCCCACGTTTCGCCGCCGTTCCTGGTGACGACAACCGCGCCAGCGTCGCCTACCGCTACGAGGTTGAGCTCGTCAAAGCCGTGGATGTCGTTCAGGTCATCAGTGACCGCCACCCCGGCATCCTGTGTATCAACGCCGGCCGTGATGTCGTTGGTGAAGTAGATGTACCCACCATCGCCGACGATCCAGGTGAACCGGCTCCCAAGGCTGAAGATGGCGTTCGGGGCGCCCGCGGCACACGTGAGCCCGGTCGCAATCTCCGTCCAGGTCTCGATCCCATCAAGGATATCCGCGATGGGCGCATAGTGGATCGAGCAGGAGTCGTTCGAGACGACTACTAGGTTCGTCCCCACACACGCCATACCACTCGGGTCTTCGGTCGGGCCCAGTGTCGAGATGTTTGTCTCGCCGATGGTATCGCCCCCATCTGAGCTGAAGATCAACTCAGCCGGCAGTCCCGGTGATCCGAGCTGAAGTTCGGTAACGGCGAAGATGCGCTGGCAGCCTGTAGACGGCAATCCACACTCGCCACAGGTTACGGAGTCGCAGATCACGACCGCATACACTTGACCCATGACCTCGGTACTCGCCAACTCGGCGAAGGAGATCTTCAGGATCTCGTACATGTCGAGGCCGTTGAAGTCAACGGTCTCGTTGACGACGGCGTCCTCGCCCTGCTCAAGCGCTCCCAACTCGTTTGTGTTGAAGTTGGAGAAGTCCGCCCCTTCCAGTACCAGAATCTTGTCCCAGCCGCCATTGAAGTCGCGCGGATCTGCGCACTGGCCAAAGTGGACTTGCAGGTCAATCGCGCAGCCGCGCCGCGCCATTCGGAGGAAGTCCGAAATGGTGTACTGGTAGCGGTTCTCGATGCTCAGGGCGGGAAGGCCACGCTCAGCCTTGATAGCGTCGACGATGGTGAACGCGCCGTAGCGGTTCGGGTCTGGCTTTCGGATCGGGGTGCGGTCGCCGAATCCCCAACTGGGACCCATGGCGCGACCCTCGCCAAGGTAGACCGGCACGTTTGCCGGGCCAGCGCGGTCTTCAATTGTGAAGACACGGGAGAATGGGCTTCGTACAGGTGGCATGTCTAGGTAACCTCCTTCTGAGGGTGTATGCTATTCGGTTGCATCCTCATTATAGCACGTTATGACCCGGTTGATATCCACTGATAGCGCCTTCTGCAAGGCGCCGAAAACGTCGGTTCGGTGTGCCTTCGCGTCGGCTGCCGTCAGGATGCGTCGGGCGACGAGCTGGTTGTGTAGGCGCGTCTCGATTTCCTCCGGCAACCCCAGCGACTTCAGCGAGGGTGGGCCGACCGGAATGCCCAATGCGGCGTGGCTGTCGGGTGCATCGTCAGGTAGGAGCACGACATGGATGCGGCCCTTGTCGTCGGTATGTCTGGCCTGTCTCATCTACGCCACCCCGCAATCGTCTCGACCCGGATCCAGACTTAGTGCGCCTCGAAAAGGGCGAAGGTGGCCAGGACGTAGGCAGGGATCAGCTTCCACCACTTGCGCTGTGCCAACGCCCACGTGGCCCACTCCTGAGCCATCGCCAGAGTTACCGCTGCGGCCAGAAAGCTCGCCGAGCCTTTGGCAACATGAGAGCGTAGGCTGATCTGGGCGTACATGACGCATCCTATGGGGACACTCCATGCCCTACCGCGCCGTCCTCGCCGATCACGCGCCGCCATGCTGCGACCGCTCCGCGTCGTGTTCCGAACTCGCTGTCTAGATCGGCGGGAGAGATGGATAGCCCCTCCTCCTCGCCGGCAATCGCCAGGTCGCGCTGCCAGTGCGCCACCCACGCCTGGACGTTGTTGCACTCGCAAATGGGGCGGTCCAGCAGCGCCGCCGCGAAGTAGGCGACGGTGCGCTCCCAGTCGGGATCCATCGCCACCGTCGGACAGTCAAGGTTCTTGGTGCGCAGGCCTGCGTAGTACCAGAGCCGCACGATGTCCGGCGACCGCTGGCGTGCCCACTCCACCGCTACGAACGCTGAGGTCGCAGAGTCCCATGTGCCAGCGCGGTAGCCAACACGGCTCAGCCGCGGATCGTCGCGTATCATCAGGAACCCCGTCTGCGCTATATACGAGCCTAGCGCAGCGTCGTCGCACTCGAACGGCTCCCACAGGAATGTGGCCTGTGTCTGCGGGTCGTTGTAGACGCGGTAGACATCGACCTCGTCAAGGAAGTTGGCAGCGTCTGCGCCGTCCACACCGCGAAGGTGGCTGTCGTCCGTCGGCGGCACCAGGTCTACCTGTAGCTGCGGCAGGACTGCCTGCTCGCGCCGGAAGGTAATGGTCGCGGTCGTGCCACTGACCGAGACGCTGATGGGCTTGATCTCCCACTGGTCCTCGCCTCCGGTGGCTACCATGGTGTTGGAGACGGGGAAGTAGACGCGCAGCTCGCAGCCGCTCTGTCCCACATCTACCGTGACGGTGACCGTAGCGACCTCGTCGTAGCTGTCGCCGTCCGGGTCGGTGTATGCGACGGCGGTGTCCGCCTCAATGAGCGTCGACGCTCGGATTCCTCCTGAGAGGAAGTGTCCGTGCTTGGCCTGCACCGTCTGCGAATACCCTCGCAGATCGCTGACGCTGATGTTGTGGAGCTCGGGCAGATTCGGCCGGATGCTCTCGTGCCACTCGTCGGTCTCCCATGTGGGGAGCAGTCGGTATCGGAGGAACCGCTCGCACATGGCCTCAGCGTGCGCGATGGCAATCGCCACCTCCTCACGGCTCACGCGGTCGGCGGTCTGGTACGGGAATTGGAGCCACGGTTCGGCACAAGTTGTGGGAGCGCGGACGTAGACGCCGTTGAAGTGCATCGGATTGATGCCGACAATCTGCGCCCAGCGGTCGAGGGGGAGCTTCGTCTTTGTCTCTGCTCTAGCCATCAGAACAACTCCAATACCCTAGACGGCGACGTCGTCGTACTCGACCTCGACCAGTCCGACTGATGTCCTCTTGAGCGCGATGACCTTGAAATCGCCGCTAGTGGCCACCGGACGAGTCTGAATATAGCCGCGATCCACGTCGGGCATGGCGTCCAAGTTGCCCTTGGCCGCTGCACTCGCTAACTCGGCAATAGTTATCTCGCCAGGCGCAATCGGTCTGGCGGCCGGGTCTACAGAACTTGCTCGGTCAATCACAGCAGTCGCTGAGTTGATCGCCGCAACATGCTCATTAGGTGTCAGAGCCGCTGCGCCTGGGTCTATGGTCAACGTTGCGATGGCCATAGGTCAGTCTCCTCTCGGAATATCGCTGTATGCGATCACTAGCTTTTTGTCACTGTCCACGTAGATGCTCGTTACCATGTGGCTACCGCTCGGCGGGTCGGAGATGACCGCAGAAGGATAGGGCGGCCTACTTATCAACTCCCACAGGGTTACTTTCGACGTCATGAGTTCGTCCACCTCTCCACAGCCACGACCACCGTCGCGGCGGCCAGTACGATGACGGCGAGCGGCACGGCCTGCCAGAGGCCGAACGCTACAGCGGCCATCGGGAGGCCGAGGCACCAGGGGCAGGCGATCACGTCTCGCAGCACTCCGCTCGGCCACGAGTCGGGACGCCCTTCGTCGTCGTGCTCGAAGCCGAGCAGGGTGCGCAGTCGTACGAATACGTCGAAGGGACCCCGCTCATAGGAGAGAAGAGCCGTCAGGCGCCACGCGGCAAGTCCGATGAGGATGGCTTGCTCGATGCCCATCTACACTTCCTCTGTGAGCGCCTCGGCAAGGCGGAGGAAAAGCGCACGGGCGGTAGCTGGACGGAGGCTCAGCTCGGCAACGGTAACGGCACCGCCTTGCATCCCCCGCTCCTCGAACTCGACATCGAACTTGTCTGTGGCCAAGCCGAAGAAGCCGCTGTCGTCGATGCGGATTGCCACTGTGTCCTTGTCCTCAAAGTCTACGGTCACGCTAGCCATGTCTATGCCTCCTGTCGAACTTCGCCTCGGCGGAAGTCTATCTTGGCCAGGAAGTAGGCCGCGTCTGCCGCGAGCACGTACTTGACCTGGTCGGGACCGTCGGCGGCGAACCGGTATTGAGTCCCGCTGGGGCCACGGAAGTTCTGTGATCCGCGCTTGCGCCCCACGTACTCTATGATAGCATACTCGCCCCCCTCAGCGCCCGCGCCGCCGTTCGCGGTAGCTGCCCGCACTCGCTGAGCGGCTGTCGGCCCTGCGGAAACGTCGCCGGCGAGAGCCTTCACCTTCTTCTTCGAGCAACTTCTGCATGCCATGAGTGTCTCCTTTCCGTCTACGTACTTGGCCCACTTCTTGCCCAGTACCTCCTTGTTCTCCTGGAAGCGCGCGTAGTTGTCTTCCCGGCGCATCCCCTCGTCCTTGCGGTAGGTAAAGAGCGGCTGCGGAATGCGAGTACCGCAGACGCCGATCTCGGCCATCTTGAGCTGGTAGTCCCAGTCCTCCCATGCAGGCACCTTCTCATCGAAGCCACCGACGCGTTCCCAGTCCGCCTTCACGTACAGCGCTGTGATGGCGTGGATGCAGCCCTTAGCCAGGAGGTCCTTGGCGTCGTACTCGGGAGTCTGCCAGACCTTGACAGGCTGGCCCTCCCACCGCTCGTACCAGTCGGAGTAGACAACGCCGCCGACCTCTTTGTGGGCGGCGTACAGGTAAGTGAGCGCGTCCGGCTCAAGCGTATCGTCAGCGTCCAGCGGCAGGAAGAGTGCCGCTTTCGACGCGGCGATGCCGCGGTTGCGCGCCGCACCCACACCTACCTTGCCGGGCGTGTTGATGACTCGCGCCCATGACGGCGTATAGCGCAACGGCTTGCCAGTATCGTTGACCACGATGCACTCCCACAGGCGGAAGGTCTGTGCGTCAACGCTGTCGAGCGCATCGATCACCAACTCCTCGTGCCCGGGCCCGACGGGAATAATGACGCTCACCAGCAGCGGCTCGTAGGACGGGACGAGCACCTCTCCATCGAAGTCAATTGCCGACGGCGGCGGTGCCAGTTGGCGTGCCCAAGGAAACCATGTGGTCCAATCGGTAAGGGTTTCGGTTCGGCTCAGAGAGTCCGGCCGGTTCAGGTACACCAACGTATCCGCCTCGGTCACGCGCTTAGCCACGAATCCGTAGCTAGTCGCACGCATCCAGAAGTCGGGATCCTCTCCGTTCCGGCGGCGCCGTCGCCAACCCCCCGTGAGTTCCCAGACGCGGCGGCGGAATAGTGCCGTCGAGGGGATGAGGTTAGCAGGTATCTGGCCAGGCTTCGTCAACTTCAGCACCTGCTGCTCTGCCACGAACTCGGGTGGCCAGCCCGAATGCCATTCCTTCCCATCGAGATCTCGGAATAGGACGTTTCCGTACGCGATGTCAATAGCGCGGTCCTTGTCAAGCGCTCGCGCGAGATATTCCAGCGTTCGGCGAGGGAGGGTATTGTCGGCGTCAAGGGGCAGAAGGTACCGACCTGTTGACACCGCTGCGCCGGCATTGAGTGTTCCGGCTACGTGCAGATTCTCCTCATTGTGAACGACCTTGAATCGTGGATCATCCGCAGCAGCCGCATCGGCAATCTCGCCGCACTTGTCCGGGGAGGCGTCGTCGACGATGATGCACTCCCAATCCTGCTCGGTCTGAGCTCGTACGGACGCAATCGCAGCAGGGAGATGCTCGGCCAGCTTATAGGCTGGGAGGATGACGGATATCTTCGGATGCTCACGGCGCGTGGCCTCAAGCGTCTCCCTGTACAGGTCAGCATAGGCACCAATGATGTCCTTCCACTGATATTGGGCCAACGCCACCTTGCGGGCGGCCTGCCCCATCCTAACGCGATGCTCCAGACAGTAGGAGAGCCCGCGCATGAGGTCGTCGTAATCGCCGGGCTTGGAGAGCCAGCCAGTGACCTTGTGCTCGATAAACTCCGCCTGACCACCCCAGCGCCAGCCGAGGATCGGCACGCCGGCAGCCATCGCCTCGATGGTGCCGATGCCGAAGGTCTCGCGTGGTGTGCAGAGATAGACGCTAGCTTTGCGCACGTACTGCTTGGCACGCTCGTACGGAACGCGGCCGGTCACCTCGACATTCGCTAGACTCTTATCACCGAAGGTGGTGACGAACTTCACGCCGGGCACGCGTTTGGCGAGGATGTTGACCGGCTCCGGGTCGCAAACAGCATCGGGTCGCGTCTTGTTCCACAGCACGTAACTGGCCTGCTTCCGCGGTCGTGGCGCCGGCCACTCCTTCGCCTCGATACCATGCCCGATAGGAACGACCCGACGTAGACTGCTACGGCGGAGCGCCTGTGCTACCCACTCGCTGGGACTCGTAACCGCATCCGCCATGCGGATCGCCTTCAGACACTCAGCGTTGACCTTGATGCACCAATTCGCGTATTCGGGCTTGATGCCCTCATCCCAGTCGTACTCGGTCCAGTACAGGCCGTGATTGTGGACGACGAGAGGTACACGTGTGTCGGTTCGCAGGATTGGCTTGTCAACAAGGATGTGTGTAGCAATCAGATCCGCTTTCTGGACATCGTCGACGAGCTCGATCCCGTGATCTGGAAGGTGCCGACGCTGTGCCTCAACAACGCGCCTAATGCCACCATCGCCCTTGTCCGTACCAGTGAAGTCGGGGTGTAGAAAGACCTTAATCGTCATGTTACCTCCCAACGCGCATCGTCTCTGGTCGACTCACAGCGGCCACGGCCGCGACTACTTCACTGCGTCCCTTTCCCGTAGTGAACATCAACTCCCCTAGGAATAGTTCAGCATCCTCGGTTCCTGGAGTGAGTACCTCGGGAAAGCGGAACGTGCATACTGGGATGTGGTGGCGATCACATGCCTGCCGTCCATAGTCAAGCGCCGCCCGCTGGATTTCCGCCGGGTCTTCACCTTCTCCGACAGTGTAAATGCCCCGAAGGCCACGCGGATCCCATGCCGCCCACGAGCGTGCAATCTGTGCCAGCGGACGCTGAGGCCAGACAATGCGACTTACCAGCCCCGCATGTATCCACAGCTCTAGTAGTGGCAAGATCAATGGGGACTTGACCACGCAGGTTGGCGGGGGCAGGGACTCCAATAGGCGCTGTCTCAGTGGTCGCGGATCCCGTTTAGAGATCGGCTTTTTCATCAACTTCTCGGCTCGCCGGCACGTTACGAATCGAGCCTGCGTCGGGCCGAAGAGAAGCTCTCGACACAGGACATGTGTCTGGACGTGTTCCCACCCGGCATTCATAGTCAGATCGAAACTCCCACTGGGATCGAGTCCTAGCTTTAGAAAGCATTCGGCGACGAACGAAGTCCCGCACTTGCCCAGACCAGTGATAAAGATCATGTGACCTCCCAGACTGTTCGGTGTGCCGGGCGATTAGTTACATGTGTCCTGACTAGCGCCTTCGGAGTACCAACGGTTGCGAGCATTGCTTGGATGTCGTCCTCGGTACGGAGGAAGTCGGGGCCCGGTCCGTCTCCGTAGAGTTGCGTTTCAAAGAACAGTTTGCCAGGATTCGGCCGCTTCCGCGATAATTGCTGCATGATGCGTTTTAGCAAGTCCAGCGCAGCAGCCCTTCCATGCGTCTGTACGATATAGGGCCAGGTCGAGAAGAGCAGAACTGCATCATAGCGGAAATCATCAACGTCCATGATATCCATCTTCTTGAAGGCCATGCGGCCACTCTGGCCTGCCCATAGCGCCCGCGCAATCTGGATCGAGTCCTCGCCGGTTCGGAATCCGCCGCCATCGACACCGGTAGCGTGCATCCCCTCGGCGGCCGCCAGCGCACAGAAGTCTCCCTGGAAACAGCCGAGATCGAGCAGCGTCCTGTCCGTAAGTCCTTGGTGTATGTTCCCAATCAGTCCCCCACTGGGGGCGGTATAGAGACTGCCACAGACAGCGTGCCATCGACGGATGACTCGCGGATAATCCGGCGCGAGGTGCATCTCCGACGGTACCGTAGCAGCCCACGGTAGGAGAAGATGAATATCCGGGACGATGCGCGTCGGCAAACACGGTTCATTGAAAAAGTGCGCCCCATGCCAGTCGAGCGCAATCGGCACCGAATTGGTACGCACGACCATATTCTGTCTAACCATGTCCCCGTGATGGATCTCAAGGCAGCGCAGGGTCCACAGTAGACGAGCGATGTTCCGACGGAACTGCTCCCCATCTTCACATGGCGCCGCCTCGATATACTCCTCTACGATATAATCCTCGTGCTCCTCGATCAGCTCAGGAGCAATCCCAGTACCAGCCAATCGCTTGAGCATTCGTGCCTCATTGGCAATCGCCTTTTTGTTCTCCCACAAGTGCCCATCCACCTCGCGCACGCCATCGAAGGTGGCGCGCTTGACGATGACACCGTTCTCATGTCTGACCTCAAGACCGTAGTGGCCTCCGACATAGACGGGCTCGGCTGGTGTATCAGTCATTGGAAGCCTCCTCCCCCTGCATTGATGACGCACTGCCTCTAGCGCCTGGTTCATCCTCGCCGGCCTTGGCCGTTCCGATGTGAGCGAACAGATCACCGGTCGGTTTGATAAGCTCTACTGGCCACGCCACGCCAGTTCGTGCTTCTGCTCTGCTGGCAACATCCATCTCAGTCTGTCCTTGGTTCAGGTTCTCCGGCCAGAGCCCCACGTCACGCTCGAAAGCCACTGTCTCCAAACGCGGTCCGCCCGAGAAGACATGGCGCTCAGGGGAGGCCGGATCCAGTGCCAGCCAGTGAACACCCCCGCTCCAGATAAATGTCCCGCGCAGCTCTTCTGTATAGCCGATGTATGCCATTCGGACACAGCGGAACACGCCGGCTCGAAGTGCGGTCGCTATGGGCGCCAGATCAAACGGGCGCAAGAGTTCCCAGTCATCCTCCAGTGGCAGTACAAGGTCCGCAGCCTGGTGAACCGCTTGCGACGCTAGATTGTAATTTCCTCCATAGCCGCGCTCCTCACTGTTCGAGACGCTCGTGCGGTCGCCGTACTGCTCACGGGCACGTCTCACCATCTCCTCGCGGAACTCAGGATCGGAGCCATCATCGGCTATGTGCATCCAGAGGTCGTCGCCGGCGGCTGAAAGATTCTTGAGCGCGTCGAGCGTCTTGAACGCGTACTCCTCCCGCTCCTTCGGGCGGTCGCAGGTTAGCAGCACGATAGCGATCATGGGGTAATGTCCCCTAACTCAATAGATTCCTGATGGATCCACGGTTCATGTAGTACCAGCACAACGTCAGGGCCATCGGAGGCGCATATATGCTCGTTGTATTGCCGGTCTACCACTAGCGCATCAACGTTCTCTGGAAACGGCCCGTAGGCGTCTCTGAATCGGGAATGATACACGGCCGGGCGCTGGCTCCAGTAGTAGGAGTATCGCTCCCAGCGAATAGCGTAGCCGGCGGACAGGAAACGTAGTAGTTCACCATTACGCATGAACGGATTGACCGCCCCCAACCGAATGCAGCCGATGCTCTGCTCCGTCGCCAGGACATCCACCCACGGAGTGACGTTGAGGGGAGCCACTAGCTCCCAATCATCCACCGCGTATAGCACAAACGGGGTCTGGCGATTGCATAGATCAAATCCGCGATTCAGGGAGGCACCGACGCCCCGGCGCTCCTGTCGGCTGTAGCTGAATGTCGCCCACGATCCCACGAGGTGCCTCCAAAAGGCTTGACCGTATACCTGTTCCATGCTGGGAGGTGTCCCGTCGTCCGCAACATGAACGTGTAGATCACCGTCGAATCTCAAGTGCTTCTTCCAGCTCTCTACCGTCTTGATAGCGACGGCTTGCCGGCACTCTCCGCCGGGCGGTAGGTAGGCAGTGATTAGAATGGCTAGCTGCACGGCAACTCCTCCTGCATACTATATGCTAACACATTCGCCCCCAGTGTGGCTGTACCCAGGTCCGCGTCAGGATGTCCCTCGTCGGCAAGATGACCCCCTGCCAACTCCCCCCTCGTACCCCCGTGTCGCTTTCAGTATGGACACGATAGTTGTAGAGCGGCACACCGTCAGCTACGGGTATAAGCAGTCTGGGGTGGTGCTTCATGAGGATCGAGATCAGAGCCGCGTCACAGGCGCCAGACGCCGACTCGGGAGGGAAGCCTCCGGTCATCCGCCATAGCCCCTTCGTGACCATCGCTCCGTTGCAGGGTACGGTCTGATCTTCGCGGCCGTCGGTGTAGCGTACGCCCACATAGTAGTAGGCGTCCCGATTCTTGTTCTTCTCCCAGGCCGTGATGCAGAGCTCAAGGCAATTCGGCTCCAGCCAGTCATCGGCGCCGACCATGAATACGAGGTCGTTGCGGGCCAGCCCCACACCGACGTTGAAGGCGTTGGGCACGTCCAGCCGCCAAGGGGATCGCCAGACGCGCCAGCCAGCATCGTGGCGTACCAGCTCCGGGGACAGGTCTGCCATGTCGTCGATGAGCAGCACCTCGTTCGGCTGGCGGGTCTGGGCGCGCATGCTGTCCAGGCACTCATGCAGCCACTGTTGGTGATGTGGCGCGGGGCCGACCGGGATGACGACGGTTATGCCACTCATCGGATGGACTCCACCAGCCAGTGTAGCATATCCTCTACCGGCGGCACTTCGATGTCCGGCCAGAGCACGCGCCAGATGGCGGGCTCTGCGATGGCGACCGGCTCGATGGGCAGGCCAAGCTGCTCCTTGAGGTACGTTATCATGAACGCCTTCGTGACCTCCGTAGGCGATGCGACGTGGACAACGCCTGTGCGTCGCCCCTCCGCTAGGATGACGAGCTGCTCGGCCATGATGTCCACGCTCGTGCCGTTCCAGTGGGCGCGCTCCCAGGCGTCTACCTGGCCCTTCGCGGACAGCAGCCACCCGAGGAAACCGGCACCCTCGCCGATGAAGCTGCCGCGCACGACGAGCACATGGTCGCCGCTCGGCTCGCCGGCTAGCTTGGTGCGGCCGTAGAGGTCTATCGGGTCCGGCGTCAGGCCGGAGTCCAGCCCGTAGCCATTGCTAGTGGGGTACTTGCGGCCGGAGAACACACAGTCGGTGCTCATGTGGACGAGGCGGATGCCGAGGCGAGCGAGGTTGTGCGGGCCGAGGGCGTTGGTTAGGATGGTCTCTTGGTAGCCACGTCCGGGCAGGATGCCAGCACAGTTGATGATAGCGTCTAGTGGGGGTCCGGACCAGTCGGAGCCGGAGCGCTCCGCTGCCCAAGCAGCGGGGGAGCCCGTAAGAACGCGGTGCCAATTCTCTATTGGAACTCGGCTGTGGGGTGGGCCAATGACTGTATGCCTACGTGTGTCCGCTGCCTCGACTACCGCCCTACCGAGTAGTCCGCGAGCGCCTGGTACCCAGATTATCATCGACCCTCTCCTCCTGCTCGACATACCGCTGGCCGGACCACCCGAGGCCGGCAATCTTGACAACGCTCAGCTCGCGCCGGCGTAACAGCTCGTTGATAGCGCGCTTGACGCCGGGGGACTTCCTCACCCCGAGCGCTCTCGGATCGCCATAGTCGTGGACCCAGACGAAGCCGGTGGTGCGCAGCCGCGGTAGCCAGGCCTCCAGATCGGCTCTGACTTCCTTGTAGGTATGTCCTGCGTCTATCAGTAGAAGGTCGATGTCCTGTCCGCCGTGATTGTAGATGGCCCGCGCCGAGTCGCTCTGGCGCCCGCGCCAGTTGCGCAGGTGACCGTAGTAGCTGATGGCCGCCTTAGTGTACTGTAGCGCCCGGGCGTCGTTGTCTATCGTAGTGATCGTGATGCGGTCACTTTCCTCCGCCAGCACAGAGAGCGCCGTAGTGCCGCTGCCCGCTCCGATGTCTATGACCTGCAAGCGCCCGCGAGGGTCCTGCTTGCGCAGTCGCTGAACGAGCTCGCGGATGAGGTCGACGTCAGCAGCCACTAGGAAGTTGCGGCTTGCGGCGAGGTCATGTGCTGGACAGCTCATGACTGCTTCGAGCCCCCGTTCTTGTACCCGTTCTTGTAGCCGTTCTGGTGACCGAAGAAGAAGGCGAGGCCTGCCATCACAACGTTAGAGAACACGACGTTTACCGCCATGATCTGCGCGACCGACCAGTCGGCGCTCATGCCCACAAGCGTCGTCACCAGCATTGCGGTGAGACCTCCCAGCGCAAGCGCGCCAGCGAATAGTAGCTTGATCGTGCTCTCAGTCATCGGGCGCCTCCTAGAGCTCCTCAGTGTCAGCGATCAGCCGCCGCATCTCGTCGACCTCCATGCGATAGTGCGGTGTGTGCGATGCGAGCGTGAAGGGATCGCTGCCCGCTGCGGATGCTCCCGTGCGCCCTACAGGTAGCAGCTCTAGATGATCCTTATGTCGCACCACACGCACCGACTCCTGGTAGTGCAGCAGCGCCTCGTGCATCTTCTCGCCGGGGCGGGTGCCGGTGATCTCTATCGGAGCGTCGTCGCCCACCGCGGCGCGCACGGTGTCCACCAATGTCATCGCGCGCACCAGCGGGATCGCTATCGAGCCGGGGGACGCTTCGAGACCGGTAAGGATGAGGTCGATAGCCTCGTCCACACCCATCCAGAAACGTGTCATCTTCGGATCCGTCACCTTGACGGTGCCCGTCTCCGCGAACTGCCGGCGGAAGAGTGGGATGACCGAGCCTGTGCTGCCGATGACGTTGCCGTATCGGACACAGGTGAAGGTGGTACCGTAGCCGGAGATCTCGGCGAACAGGCGCTCCATCGCCATCTTGGAGCAGCCGTAGACATTGACCGGCTGCACGGCCTTGTCGGTCGAGATGCCGATGACCCGAGGTACCCCCGCGTGGAGCGCTGCGTTGGCCACCGTGCGGGCGCCATCGATGTTGACAGCGAGGCACTCGGCCGCGTTGAGCTCGGCCTCCGGGATGTACTTCAGCGCCGCGGCGTGGACTACGATATCCACACCCTCCATAGCAGCGGTCAGGCGGTCGGCATCGCGGACATCGCCGAGGATGTACTTAGCGAATGGGTACTGCTGTCGGCACACGTCCTGCTTCGTCTCATCCCTGCTGAATACGATGGGGTCCCAGTCCAGCCCGCCACGCTTGATGCGGCGTAGAACTCCGCGTCCCAAGAACCCGGCTCCTCCAGTGATAAGGACTTTCGGGCTAGCCATTCTCTCCTCCTGCTCGTGCTGGGGAGAGGCCGCCGCCTCCCCACCAACACGGTGATTGTTACTAGCTCTACGCGCTCTGCCAGATCGAGAAGAGGCTCGGGCCAGGCCTGCTCGTCCGTCCACCATCGACGTGGTAGTCGCCACCAGGGAACGGGTCCCTCTCGTGCTGGACCGGGCAGTACAGGACGTTCTGTAGGCGCCCTGCCAGCCACGGAGTCCGCAGCACTAGGCGCGGCTCGATCTTCGTCTCGTAGGAGAAGCACTGCCTGAGCTGTAGCGGCACCGTGAGGAACGCTCCCTCGACCTTCCCCAGGACCATGTTGCCAAGACCGTCCTTGAGTGCGGGGTTGTCGAAGTTGAAGTATTCCAGGAAGGTGACTGCGCGCCCGCCGATGACAGACATCGGGATCAGGTAGATGTCGGTAGCGAAGCACCCTGCGGGCACGTTCGCGTTGTCGGCATCGCCCTCTTCCGCAATCCCGTCGTCAAGGACAACAGGAATCTTCTCGCCGTCGACCAGCAGATACCTGCCGGTACGCATGGCATCGCGCAGCTCAATGTGCTCCGGCGCATCGACGTTGATCCGCTCGTTGCCACTGAGGTTGCAGCGATAGGTCAAGTAGGAACACGGCCACACGGCGGTCAACTCGTAGAAGAGCTGCGGGCGCATGGCGAACACCCACCGTACCGGCATCACACCGGACATCTCTGCACGACGCTTGATCTCGTGGTACAGGGCCGTAACCCAGGCAACGAGGTCGGCGCCATCGTCGTCGACGCGCTTGTAGTTGGCGTCGAGCAGGAATGAGTCCAGCGAGGGGCAGGCGGTGCCTGTCTCGGCGTCCACGTAGCCTGTGTTGATGAGAACGTCGAAGCCCGTCATCTGCTTTTTGGAGCCCTGCTCGCCCGCATCGTTCTGCGGGTTCGCAATCCAGAGCTCCTGGCTCAGGAGACGATGCATCGCCACGCCCAGCTCCCACATCTTCTGCGAGACCTCGTTGACGAAGAGGTCGCCGGGAACGGACGGGTCGCCGGGGCCCTGTGCGAAGACGCCAGAGCCGTGGATGGGCGAACCGATCAGCGTCAGGTCTATCGGGTCCGCGCGGTCGATCCGCTGCCCGACCCGGTTCAATTCAAGCTCCGGGGTCGCCCTCTTGTACCGTCCGAACACGGAGGTCGTCAGGCACGCCTTTTTCAGGCCAGCGGTCGGAGCCGCATCGCAGTTCCCGTCTGCCTCGCTGCCGCTCACGTCCTGGACACCGGTGATGGTGTAGTACGTGGGGTTAGTGTAGAGGCTCGGGGTGGTGGGGAGCATGCCGAGAATCGACGTATTCCCCATGATGGTGTGGAACACCGCAGGGTCCACACCCGGGAAGGTCAGGAGACCACCGGGGCCGTGGGCGTAGCCCACTGAAATTGGCGTCCCGGAGGCACTGTGCTTCTGACCTTCGCGCTGCTTGTCCAGTGCGGGACCCAGCGCTTCGGCCAGAGCTTCTAGGATTTCCGTGGTCATTGGAATGGTACCTCCTTCCGTTCTTATGTGAGCGTCGGCTAACCCTGCGGCAGCCTATCGGCTCCGGTCATCATGTCAGCGTACTCGCGGGCACGCTTCAAGCTCTCGGGCTCTTCGGGGCCATCCGTGGCGCCCTTCTCGGCTGCCTCCTTGCCGTCGATGACGTTGCCCTTGGCGTCCGTGGGGCGGTCACCGTTAGCGGCAGCGGCCTTGGTCTTCGGCGCCATCTTGTCGGCGACCTTGTCGTCGTCCGACTTCGACAGCTCCTTGACCTGGCCAGCGATAGCGTCGACCTGCTCCTGCATCGGCTTGACAGCCTCAGTAATCGCGCTACCGATGAACGCTGCTAGCGGCGCTAGCTCCTTGGTCACCGCCGGCGGGTCCCCCGCACCGGGGTCGTCGTCGGCATTCTCGCTGGTGGCGGGCGGGTCGGTTGCCGGATCGTCGTCTGCGGCCGGGTCGTCCGCAGGCTTCTCGCCGGCAGGTGCCTCTTCCTTGGTGCCAGCCAGAATGTCGGCCAGTTCCTTGAAGCCGATACCATCCTCTTCGAGCTCCTTGCTCCAGGTCGCGGCCTTCTCCTCGATACTGGCGGTTCGCTCCTTACCTAGGTGCTGTGTAAGGAACTCCTTCTGCGTGTCTGTAAGCGGCATGTTAAGCACCTCCTTTCTCATGGCTTCCTTCGTGAACTCGATATCGGTCCACGAGTTTGCCGCTCTGCTCGCTGGTGTGACTGTGATCTCGAAGCGACGGTACCGGTGGTACACATCGTCTCGGAGGTCCTTCAATCTGTAGTAGTAACCGTGGCTGATTCCCAACGCCTCCTTAGAGGCTGCCAGCGACTCGGCCACGTCCTCCATGCCCTCGTTGAACGTGCCGGAGGAGATCACGAAACCGTCGGTGTAGGCCGTGAAATCTTCCTTGCCGATCTCGGAGCCGGGCACGTGTACCAGGCGGAGGACTGAGTACGCCTTCGTGCGGTTGGCCCAGTCCGTGAACTCCTGGTGGGAGGCCTCGGAGAATATCTCGCCGTCGCGGTCCTTGAACTTGTTAGTGACGAATGCCGTCCACCGCAGGGCGCCCGTCTCCTTGTCCCGCGTGATGACGAAGCTGCCGCCGTCACCGAACTCGGCGTAGCCGATGCGCTCAGGCGCAGCATCCTTGTCGCCGCCGAGCAGGCGCTTGGCCGCATCGACCGCTCTGCCGACTAGGCCGCCGGTCTCCTTGCAGTGCTCGGGCGGGTCCTCCGACCGAGCGGCGAACTCATCAACAGCGGACTTTACCTGTGCGAGCTTCTGCTCTAGCGTCACTTCCGTCGGCTCCTGTGCCATAATGTTGCGGAAGATTTCGTCGAAGGTCCATTTCTGGCTTTCGATGTTCTGGTCAAACTCCTGCGCCTCGCGGTACTTGTCAACGTCGTCGAAGCTGATGGCTCCACCGAAGTAGACAGGTTTTACGTACATCGGCACGTCGCTACACTTCTCGCCATCCTCCGTGGACTCGTCATCGGGCGCAGGCGTAACGGACTCGTCGGTTGGGTCCATGTAAACCTCCTTCGTCTTCACCGCCGAGTTGGCGACCTTCATGGCCGCGCCCTCGCACTTCTCCACAGAGCCGACACCCCCGATCTTGGGGCTGCGGCAGTTCTTGAAGAACGCGTTGAAGACTTTGACAA